GTAGCGCCAGCAGCGCCCGAAGCTCCTGTGGGTCCAGTAGCGCCAGCAGCGCCTGAGGCCCCTGTAGGTCCCGTAGCGCCAGCAGCGCCCGAAGCCCCTGTAGTTCCCGTAGGCCCCGTAGGCCCAGTAGCGCCAGCAGCGCCCGAAGCTCCTGTGGGTCCAGTAGCGCCAGCAGCGCCTGAGGCCCCTGTAGGTCCAGTAGCGCCAGCAGCGCCCGAAGCCCCTGTAGGTCCCGTAGCGCCAGCAGCGCCCGAAGCCCCTGTAGCACCAGAGCCCGTGGCCCCTGTAGCCCCCGTAGGGCCAGTGGCCCCAGCAACGCCAGAAGCGCCCGTGGGTCCTGTGGGTCCTGTGGGTCCTATTGGACCGCCTGAGGGGCCCGTAGGCCCTGTGGCACCTGTGGGTCCCGGTGGACCGCCTGAAGGCCCTGTCGGGCCTGTGGGACCGGTGGGTCCTGTACTTCCTGTACTTCCTGTAGGTCCTGAGCCAAAGATGGCACCAACAGTTGTGCGCTTGGACGTGCCACTCTGAACAATCTGTAACTGCTCTGAGCCATCCAGTCCAACTGCAAGGGGAAGTTGAGGAATTGTCGTGTTGGCCATTGTTAAATCCCCGTCTGCGGTATCTGCTCAAACCCGTATGGGATGCCGACCGACGCAGTAACCATATTTGTCGTTGCGGTAAGAAGTGATGCTGCCGGTATAGCCGTATTTGTTTGATAGGTAAACGCCGTCGCTGTCGTCACCGTAATGCTATAAAACCCGCATGCGTCCGGGTTTGCAAGACCCTGAACAGAGATTTGGTCATTGGTCGCAAGGCCGTGTGCGGACGGGAACGTCACAGAGATCTGATCTGTGCCAATAGCCGACACTGAAAGCGGGTTGAGCTTTACGTTAAAATGCTCCTTGCCAAGCAATGGCATGACAGCACCTTGGTTCAAGCCGGTTGGCGCTCCAGTTTGCTGGGTCAAAAGGTTGTCACCGCCGACTTGCGTCAAAATCGTATCGCCAACAGGAATTGGGATGCCAGTCTGAGGGTCAATGATCGACGGTGCCGTGGTTGTTTGGAAGTCGGTCTCAGGGGTTGCAAAGTCCTGCACACGCGCCTGCATAATGGGAACGGGATCAGCGGGCACCACAATGGCCCTCAACTGCTCCTGAGGCACGTCCAAGCAGCTATTGCAGACAAGGATGCGGACGTTCTGCAAGGCAGCGCCGCGCCAGTCATACTGCCACTGAAGATCGACATGGTTGTACCGGAACCCGCAGCGATCACAGATTGCATGCGCTTGAGGGCTGGATGGACTTGTTCTGGCCCGACCTGACTGTGAGGCATATGCCATTGATACTACCTGAAATAGCCAGAGATCATGGGCGAGATGTACTGCTGCGCGGTCTCCACGTTCTGCATCGCGGCAATCTGATAGGCTTCGTCGGCCAATGGCTTCAGGATCTGAACGCGATCAGGAGCCCAGATCATGGCCAGACGCTGCGCCAATCCATAGGCAAAGGCCTCAAGGAAATAAACGGGAGCGTTGACCGTTTGCCCGTTTATAAAGTTGGAGTCGTCAATTTGGCAAAGCTGGTAGAACTTCAAAGACGTCTGGGTGCCATCCGGGACCGGCCACAGGTTCACGGTGCCGGAGATTTGGCGGTCCTGCCAGTACGTCGTTGGGAAGCCCTGCTGCTCCTTGTTGGGGTAGGAGGCGTATTCCGTGCGACTGATTGGCAAGATCAGGCGGTCAATTGGAGGGCCTGTGCCGTCGTCCGTCTGAATGTATGTGTCGAGCATGATGATGTTATTTGCGGGCAGCGAATACTCTGACACGCCCTTGATCAACGGGATCGTCTGGAGATCAACCATCCAGAGGTTAACGCCCTCTGAAGACCAGCGGCCAAGCAGCAGGTTCGACGCCATGCGCGCCGACTCCATGTGTTCTTGGAGCAACGCAGTGTTGCGAATTCCACACAGGTTAAAGGCATACAGCGTCAGTTCGCCAAGCGACGGATTATAATTGAAAGTGCCGCTTACGGTCATGACGTTTACCCCTTAAAGAGCGCCTTCATTCTTGATGTATACGACTTGGAATTCAGCCGTCACGCCAGAGCTTGCTGCTGAGGACACGGCCCGAATTTCAATGTCGGACTTTTCATCAACAGCAAGGGGGTATTGGAATGCAATCCAACCCTGAACGCCGTTGGAAACCCGAAGCTGAGAAATGGTGTCAAAAACAGAACCAAACGGCCTTACAGTAAGGTAGATTGTGCCATTTGCGGTTGCTGAGGCATTGGAATATCCAGCAGCGTAGCTGGTGATATATGCGGTGTAGCCAGCAGGGACAGTCCAGATGGTCGCTGTAGCGCCGTTGGCGGTTGTATAGACTGAATAAATAACGGCTGGGACACCGGAAGTAACAGCTCCCGTGCCAGCGTAAATCGTCCCAGCGGCAGCTTCGCCCGATCCAGCAGTGACCACTGCAAGGTGAAAAACACGGAGATAGCTGTTGACGGTGTTGACAGCGGTTTGGCCGTTCAGCGTTACAATCTCATTAATTTGGTTATAATTGGCGTCCAAGCCGTAAATAGAAACTGTGCGCGCTCCGGTGCCAGCATCGGTGTCACTTGCACTGGTGCTTGAAATCTTCATTACCGATGCCGTTGAAAGATACGCATAGACTGCGTTTTGGCTCCATACGGTTATGGTAGATGTGCCCACACCACCGCTAATACCAGAGATAAGTTTGTTGTTGTGCCCTGTGATCTGCCCACGGGCGACTTGAAGTTCAAATGGCTCAGTCGCTCCAACGCGGCTGATGGATTGGCAAACAACGCCAGTGGTATTGAAGGTGGCCATGCCGAAGTCCCTTTTTTAAAATTCTATACCGTCAAATAACACTTATCAAGGCGCAAGACTAGCACTTCACGTCCCATCTTTTGAGCGCCAGATTGATGCGGCTGTTGGGGTCGTGTGCGGTCTTTGCTGACGTGAGCTTTTCTTTCATTCCGCACATGCGTGAACGAAAGTTGTCGCGCCTTTCGGCTGCGGCAGGGCTGCGATCTGCCTCTTCTGCTGTCACCGGGCGCTTTATGTCGCGGCCCTCTGCGCGAAGAGATGCGCGCCCCTTGTCATTCAAGCCGCCAGACTTGGACTGGCCTTCCTTGCGCTGCCATGCATCAGACATGAGGATCTCCATAGTAAAACGGGGGCCGTTAAGCCCCCGTCCTATTTTAGCAAGATTTTAGCGATCAGGTCAACGAACCGCTGACATTGCGACCCTTTGCAGGGGTGCCTTGACGAGCGGACGAAAACGGACTGCCGCTGTCGCATGCTCCACCAGACTTGCGCGGCTTGCGGGCTGCACATGCCATGGCGTCCATACCCTTAACCTTGCCAACAGTCTTGCCGCCGCGCTTACGCTTTTCAGCCGCTTCGTTGACATTGCTCTCATAAGTGTAGCGCATATTCTTTTGCGCCTGATCCTGCGCCATTTCATTTACGCCACCAGATGCGCGTGATTTACGACCCTTCATGACGAGTCTCCTTATACCGTGAGGTTATTGGACTGGATGTAAGTGACGGTCAAAACACCGACGCCGCTACCCGTATTTGTGGATGTAACCAAGACCTGAATGTCAGTTGAACCGACATCGCGCCAATTGGCAATAGCTGCATCGACAGTGCCGGGGTTGGCAGCAACGATACCCTTGGTGCCGCCAGCAACAGCGCCAGCAGCGGTCAGAGCCGTAGCCGAAGCCGTGGTGCCGATACCCAGCGTTGTTGCAGCGCCCGTCCAAGCAGTTGAAACCAACAGACGGATGGTGAGGATTTCACTATTAGCAGGGATTACAATCGAAGTCGTGTAAACACCAGCAGTCGCCCCATTAGTGGCTTGCGTGATTTGCTCAGACTGGGCCATAACCACATAGCCTACGTTGGCTATACCGCTATCACCGCCAGCACCGGCAAGATTGCCAGTGCCGTCACTGTTAAGCACGTTGCCCGCCCTAATCGGCCCGGTAAAAGTAGTAGTACCCATTGGGAACCTCCTTTAAGGTTACCCCCTCCCCGTTAAGAGAGGGGGTGCCGATTGATTACGACGTTGGGAACGAACCGAAGATCGAACGCCAGTTGTAATAGCCGAAGCTATAACGCTCATAGCCCTTGACCAGAAGGTTGTCGGTTACGAAATCGACCTGCATGTCGGTTTCGAACTTGACGCGCTCCATATACGACAGGCCGTCGATATTGGTCAGGAGGAACCAAGCGTAGGCCGACGTCAAGAAGTCGTTGACCATGTAGCCTTCTGGAAGGCCACCGCTGGTGCTGAGGATGGCGTTGACGTCGTTGTCAGCCGTACCCGGACGGAGTTCCGTCTTGGTGAGGCGGATAGCGACAGGCTCAAGCTGCGGCGGGACGATAAGCTTGCGGCCACGGGCGAAGACCTTCAGGCCAGCCTGATCCTTGAAGTTCGTGCGGATCGCGATCATCGCGTTCAACAGCGTAGCTTCGTTCAGATCAACGTCAGTCGTGGGCTTGTTGGCAACCGTACCACCGTCAATGGGGTGGGATGTCGAGCAAAGCGCGACGCCGTCACCGCCAATGTTGGCATTGTAGGTTGTGGCCGTGTTCAAGATGTTCGAGCCGTAGATTTCCTTAGTCTGCTGGAATGACTCAATCAGACCGAGGTTTGAAGGCTGGAACTGCGTCTTGTACAGGTTATCGTCGATGGCTTTGCGCGTGATGGCATAGCCAAGAGCAATTTCGTTGTGCTCTTGGTTGTACACATAACGCTCACCAGCGCCGTTGTCGAAGGACGTTTGACCGCCCTCAGTCTTCAACTGAGCAAGGCCGAGGTAGCGCATTTCAGCGGTACGTTCGAGCGCCAGCTTCGAGTCATGCTTCGTGAAGATTTTGTCGTACTGAGATGGGATCATCTCGTACTTGCCTTCTACGCCCCGCAGGCCGGGGAGCAAAAGGTCCTTAATTGCTGAAAGATTAACAGCCATGGTGCCTTACTCCCTTAAATGCCGGTCAGGGTCTTGGTGGACACGTTGTTGAACGCAACAATTACATAATTGTATGCGCCAGCTTCCGTACCATTCGAACCCGGAGGGTTAGTGTCGAGGGCGACAACCTTGAACGGCAGCGTGGCCGTGGTTGCTGCGGTGGTGATGTCCACAAAAGCGCCCGAAAGGCCGCTCATTGTGTTTGGCGTACCGTAAGAAAACTGCACGTTAGCGCCAATGGCCGCGACAGTCGCGCCCGTCGAACCCGTCTGAACCAAGAACTTGGCATTCGGATCGTTGACAACGTAAACTTCGACAGTGTTCGTCGAGGCAACGTCAGCAGCGCCCCAGAAGTTCGACCAAACGGTGCGCTTCTGCGAAACGGAGAGATACTTGCAGCCGACGAAGATGCCAGCAAGGATGCCAGTGCCGGGGGTCGTTGGATATATCGAGCCATTGGCATTCTGGTAGACGGGATCACCGAAATACATAGCATCCGTGTTGTAGGCACAGAAGCCCACATTCTGCTCGTAAGTCGGAGCAGAACCAGTACCGCTGTACTGGCTAAAACCGAAAGGCGCATTGGTATTGGCCATGACGGGTCTCCTTTTGGGAAGCCATCATCGCGCACCGGGGCGACTAAGACTGGGTTTTTTGAACCTCCGCGCCGGGGGAGGTGAACCCTTAAATCGTTTATTTTTGTGACTTTGTCAACATTCCAATAAAAAGGGCGGCATATAGCCGCCCGATTTACCCGATTTCCCTACTGGGGAATTGGAATTGAGTCGTATGATTTCCTGATATTGACCAGAGATTGGTCCTTATTTGCCCGCTCAAACTGACCGCCTTCTGCGGAATTTAGCTGGGCCTCCTTCTGTCGGACTTGATTGCGCGCCTTGCGAAGTTCAATTGCACGGGCTTCTTCAGAAATTTCCGATGGACGCTCCATAAGGACCATGCCCTTGCGCTCAATAATCGGATGGTTTCCGTTATTTGGCATGTAAGAAGGGTGACGCGACGTCGGAACTGGCTCCCAACCAGCGCGGGCCAAGGCGACCTGATACGCGGGATCCTCAGCGCCCAGAAGCAGCTTGCGCTTCCATTCATATTCCCAACCCGGCGGGATGTCAGCCTTGTTGATGTAGAAGTCGTCCGTGCCCTCATCCATGTCACCAAGGTGGTCGCGGAGTTCTGCTGCACGGCGCGCAGCGCGGGTGCGGGGGTCTTCTTCACGCATTGGAGCCCGAATATCCTCGCGGATTGTCGGTGTGAGGTCCGCATGCGTTGCGACCTGCGTCACGGGTAGGGGCTCAAATGCCTCTTCCAAGACGTGCATGTTGACGGCTTCTGCGGCGCTTTGGGCTGCCTGATCAAGGGCTTCCTTGACCTTGGGTGGGCGTCCGCGCTTCTTTGGTGCAATTGTTTCCATAACGATACTCCTTGAATTTAATTGAGCTTGCCTTCTTTCTGAAGGGTAAGCTTGTTGCGTCCATATTCCTCAGGCGTCATGCCCATCATGCTGGCCATTTCGCGCTCTGCTGCGGTGAGCGTTACGCGATTTGGCTTGCTTCCGCCGCCTCCGCCGCTGCGGGAAACGGGCGCTGCGGGCGGTGCTGACCGGCGCTGCGTTGGCTTTGCAGCGTCAGCCATTGCATCATAATCGCGGCTATTGTCCTGACGGCGGATGCGAAGGGTATCTTCGATTGCGTCAAAATAGTCGTCGGAGTCGGCTGGGATTTCGTCTGCCATAGCCAGATTGTGCGCTGCAATCATCTTTTGATACAGGCGCGGGTCCGTCGCGAACTGCGGGTTGCGGCGCACCCAGTCGGCAGATCGCGGCGAAAGCTGCGATGCCAAGGCCTCAACAGGATCATCTACATATGGCTGCGGAGCTGGCTGGCGCGGTTGAGTTTCCAGCGCCTGCTTGCCCTGCTCAAGCTGAAGAAGCTTGGCTGCATTCGCAGACATCTCCGCCTGAATATCAGCCGCAGAGTCATAGTCGCCCATGGACATCGCTTCGCGGTAATTTGACTTGAGAATGTCGTTGTTCTGGCGGACTGTGTCGATGGCGTTTGACACCAGATGCAAGCTAGTGTCCTGCACCTCGCCCTGTGCGGCATAGGCCGACAGTTCAGCTTCGCTTGCGCGGCGCTGGGCTTCCTGACGGGCCTTGCGTTCCGTTTCCAACTGCTCCTTGAGGGCTTCAAGGGTGTCCTCTACGGGGTCAGAAGGGGCCTTTTCTTCTGATTTTTCGACAATAATGTCGTCCGCTGACTTGGGATCTTCACCCAGATCAATTTCCAATTGGTCTTCTGTGTTATCTTCAATAGACATATTTTGCTCCTTACCAAATCATGTCGGGGTGCGGGACGCTGCCACGAATATTCGTGTCCTTTAGCGCACGGCAAAGCACATTGTTGACGGTAATCGTCCAGCCGTCTGAGGGGCGATAAACGACCCAGTCGTGCAATTTGACGTCCATATCCCGAAACCAATTTCCATTGGGATCGTCAAAAGCTTCAGAGCCCATCTTAACGACAAGGCCAACCTTGCTCTGGTGGCGGTCTTCGTCGCGGTGCTGATCAGTCAGGAAGATGCCGCTCTTGGTCCTTTCAGGACGCAGGTATACGGCAACGATCACCTCGTTGTGGAACACTTTGAACTTTTCAATATCGCCCAATTCCCGCAGGATGACGTCCTTTGGGTCTTCGTCGTGGGCCATAACCATATGTGGCATTTAATATTTCTCCATAGTTTAACGCTCAGAAATAATTTTATTAACCTCTTCACGCAGGTCTTCAAACTCGCGAAGGCCTGCGATCCTACCAACTTGGTACTTATAGTCGGAATAATCAACGACAGCGTGGGCGTTCGTGATGTTTTCTGTGAGGTTGGCGATGCGCGCCTCAACGAGTTTCAGCAACTCAAATTCAAATAGATCGTTATAATTCATCGATAGGTTCCATAGAATAAAATATTGGGCGGTGCCCTTCCAACCGACACCGCCCAAACTCAGTTACTTTTTATGCTTTTGGATCTCCGTCTTTTCCAAGCGACCCAGACCGCTGCCAGCGCCTGCGTCCATGTCCTTGTGGGACCGGTATGTGCGGCCCCCTGCCTTGCGCGGCATTGGCGCAGGGCCAGCACCCGGACCACCCATTGGCATTGGGATGGGCATTGGCATTGGTGCGCCAGCCTGAGGCGGAGATGACGGCATTGGGATCGGAACGCCCTGAGGGCCCGGAGGCGGCGGCATGTCAGGCTGCATGCCCTGCTGACCCTTGCCGGTTGCAATCACGATGTTGATGTTGGTCTTGCCGCTCTTCTTGGCACGACCACCCTTGTTCATTTCAAGGCCGGAGAGGCTGCCGCCATGCATCTTAGCGTGACGACCGGTCACCTTCTGCTGGGTCTGGAATTCACCATCCAGCGAGGTAAAGCCGCCATGAGCCTTGGCAGTGCGCGCAGACTTCTCAAATGCCTCTGCTGTTGGCGCGCCCTTGCTGCCAACCTTACGCATACGCTCCTTTGAGCCATGCGCGATGCGCTCTTGCTTGGCGTGGATGTTGGCGTAGAGACCGCCACCACTCTTCTTGCCTGCAACTGCTGGGCCTGCTGCGGCGTCAGAAGGGCCCTTCTTTTTGTTGAGGAAGTGATGTGCAATAGCCGCAAGACCGCCCATGACAGGAGCATTGCCCCCCATAGCAGCGCCAAGAGCGCCATATTTTCCAACGTCCTTAAGGACGCCGCCAAGGCTCTTGCCGGTGCGACCGCCCTTTTTCAGGCCCTTGGTCGAGTGCTGGGTGTCGTGCTTCTTGTCCATTGAGGACTTTTCCCACGCGGACATCGACATGCCGTGCTTCTTGGCCAGCTTCTTGTCCTGAGCTTCGTCCTTGGCAGATCCTTCCCAAGCCTTGCCGCCCGACTTGCGGGCACGAAGCGGCGTGACTTCGTCGCTGACTGGGATGGTGACGCTGCGACCGCGATAAACGGGGTCTGCTTGCGACTCAGGCTTACCCGGAATTAGCTTTTTACCGGGGATTGCGTTGGGCGCTACTCCGGACGTTTTGGGCTTTGGTGCTGACTGAGTTGGGTAATCCTTCTTTGCGCTTTCAAAAAGAAGCTTGCGCTCAGCGTCCGACATCATGTCACGCTCTTCAGTCGGGCGACCGTTCATGCCGCCATACTGCTTCTTGGTGCGACCGCCTGACTTGAAACCGCCGACATGCTTCTTGCCTTCGCGGGCTTCGTTTGCGTCCTTGAGGTTGCGATTGACCAGCGCGTCGATGGTGAGGTGCTTATTGCCGGAGCGCGGCTTCTTGCCTGCGTTCTGCTTGGCGTCAGCGCCAGAAACAGCAACAACCTTACCGCCCTTCTTGTAGGCACGGCGCGAGATAGGACGCATGCCGGTCTTGGCCTCAGAGTCCAGAACCTGCTCAGGACCGTAGTCAGAAGCGTCAACATTGCCGTTCTTGGCAGTCGTGAGGCGGTGAATTTTAGCGCGCATTGCACGACGTGCTGTGCGGGACATCTCTGACATTACAGTCTCCTGTCTTACCGAATTACCGGCGAATAAACTTCCACGAAATTGTGGTCGTATTGACGTTACCTCTTTTTCATCCCTTTGGCAATCATCAGGGCACTGCGGACCCGATTGCTCTGAGGCATTGCCGCGACGGCCATGGCCTTCCTGACCCCACCGCCGTAGGCTTTGGCAATTGGGGTGGCTTGGCCGGGGCGCGACTTGACGTTGTAGAGCGTGCCGCTGTTGATCAGGTTGATCGTGTTGTGGGCGGCATCCGCGTAATCTGCCGGGGCGGCTTTCTCAGAAGCCACACCCATCTTGCCAAACAGGTCCTTTTCAAGGAACCACAAGGCTGCCTGAATGTCGGCAACGGTGATGTCCTTGCCATACTTGTTTTTCAGGATGCGCTGCGCCCTTTCAACCGTATTCTGCTGGAAGTCACGCTCACTGTTGCCACGGGGGGCGGCAACCGGAAGTTCGCGGTTTTCCATCCAGTTCTTGGCACGGCGGCGGAGGTCACTTTTGTCCTTGAACCCGCCCTTGCGATACCTGTCGGACAGCGTCTTTGCCATCTCAAGCATCTTGTCAGGATCATTGATCAACGCATCAACGTCATCACGGCCCATCCCGGCAACGTCCCTGCCATGCTCCCAAGGAGCGGGAGCGCCACCCTTCATGGTGACCTTACCGTTGGATGTCTTGCCCGGTGCGGCTTCATCCAGCGCCTGATCTGGATTGTGGTGGGCATGCTCAGCGACAAGCGCGTCACGGAAGTCCTGATATTGCTTTGCCTCAGCCATTGGTGTGTGGATGAAGTTATGGCCCAAGAGGCGGTTCCAAGTGCGGCTGAACCAGAGGTCTGCCGTCAAAGTGGAATAATCACCGCTCAGATTGTTAATGAAAGAACCAATTTTAGGGCCAAAAACGGTCCATCCGGTTACCTTTTGGTTGGCACCGCCCTGCATGCTCAGCGGATTTCCGTCAGGCCCGTGCAATTCAGGGTTGTCCCTGAGGATTTTGTTCCACTCTGATACGCTCTTCTTTTGACCAAAAAGGTCGCGCATGGCGTCGTGACCGTTGGCATCGACGAGATGGTGGAATTTGATCAGGTTCTGCTCAATGGCGCGGGTTTTGTCGCCAAATGTGCCCTTCATTTTCTCAACGCCCTCAGGCATCGACATGCTGCCGTCGCGCAGCAGATTGTAAAGGCGCGCAGTGTGGACGGAATTGGAATGGACGTCGTTGCCCTGAGATGTAATGCCAAGGATCGCATGGAAAAGCATGCGCTTGTCGGCGTCGGTCTTCAGTTCGGGAAAAACGCCCTCATAGGCAGTCATCGCCTTTTTCAGGGCCTCGTCATACCAGCCAATGGCGGATTTGTCGGCAGTTCTGACGTGATAATCGACTTCCTTGGCAATGTCTTTGGCGATCTTTTCCATCGCCTCTTTGCTGAAGTCACCCGGCTCGATTTGGCCATGCGCGGCAGCCCTGTTCTGCAACGCAAACAAAGCATCCCCAACAGTCGCCTTACCCCTGTCTCCAGTCGGGCGAATGTCTAAGTCTTCAGTGCCCTCCATAAGAGGCACGACGGTGCGGTCTTTTGATCCGGGAAGAAGTGCTTTCCGGACCTGCTCATGCTCTTCGTCAGAAAGCCCGTAGGTATCCCTTAGCCGATCCGGTGAGAGCCGGTAGCCTTCCGATGCGACCGCCTTGGCGTATGGTGCGACAACGTGATCGACAACCCTTCCGAATAGATCGGATGGTCGTGAGGGGCTGCTGAAATCCCCAGACTCTCCAGCTTCGCCTTCATGCGGGCCAAAGATGCCCCTGAGGTAGCTTTGTGCATAATTCAAATCCCCGGATGTGTTTACGTGATGTATATGCGGCAGACCCGCTTTTTCCTGAACCCTTTTGGCCGACTCTGCGAATTTGTCAAACTCATCGCCCTCGTCTCCAAAGTGCATAAACTTGACGCCGCGACCGTCGCTGGTTTGCGAAAAATCAAGGCCCTCCTCGCGGGAGGCCGCGTGAATGCGATCAAGATCAGTCTTCGAAAGCTTCCTGTTGTGACCCATGTAAACGGACGGAATTCCCTCGCTTTCTGGGTTTGGATTGTGCAGCCCCTTGACGGCTGCGTCCTGCATGAAGCCAAAACCTAGCAGGTGCGAAAGCTTTTCAGCAGCATCCGGCGTCATGTCTGGATGGCTGATATGGAAGGAGGGTTCAATTTCTCCTTTCCACGTCCCAATAATTGGTTTGATGTTAAAATTACGCAGACCTGTGAGTTCCTCAGTCAGGTCGTTGAAGCCCTTGCTCTTAAAAATCTTGTGCGTGGCCTTGTGAATGCGGTCCATGCGCGGCTCATTAAACACAGGGTGTTGAACCGGCGGCGGCATTGGTTGGTCTTCACCCTGAGGTGTCGTGTACGTCCAAGGCTCATGCTCTTCCATGGTGCCAGCGCGGACTGGGTAACCGCCCATTTTGCCGGGACGCGGTGACACCGTTACGGACGGTGTGTTTTCCGCCGCAAAAGAACTGGCCATTGGGCTGGTCTGGCCTCCGGGAGGCATCCCGCCGCCAGAGTAGCCCTCAACCTCGCCGCCCTGAGCATAGGCCGGGAAGCCCTTCTTCAGGATGCTCTCGCGCATGCGCGGCGTGATCTCCAGCGCCCGAAGGTTGGTCCGGTCGTTGTTTGGCTGCTCATCATCAGAAAATTCCTTGGGATGCTCAACCGTTGACGTGGAGAACTGGGCATCCGGATCGTGCATCTTGGCAAGTCGCATCAGGCGCTTGGGCACGATCTCATCGTAGAACTTCTTCATGCCCTCGCCGCCGACTTGGAGGTCGAGGCCGCTGAGGATATGCGTGTGCTTACCGCCTGCCACCACTGGCTCAGACGCCAAAAGCTTTTCAGCAACGTCCTTGCCGATAATGCTGGGCAATTCACCGACATTGACAGGCTTGTTAATTAAATTGGCCTGTTGGTGCCCGTGAGCAAGGAGGTAGCCAGTGTCGCTCTCTGGGTCCCTGATGTATTGAATATCGGCAATGTGCTTGCTGAGGTCGTAGCGGTCGGCAGCCGTCTGACCGGGCGTCAAAGCAAGCCTGTCATGACCGCCCTTGGCAGCCTCTAACAGGGCGCGTTTCAGGCCCAGATCAACCCAGTCGTTGGTGTTCGTGACGTATGGGGCGGGGTTGGTTTTAGTAACGCCCGCATGTTCTTGATAATAGGCATTTCTAGCCCTTTCAAGATCATCATGAAGCCTGTCGTGTTCGTCAATAACACCGTGCTGTTGGGCGTAAAACTCTGCGTGGCGACCCATTAAATCGCTTATGGTTTTTCGCACCGTGTCTTTGTTTTCATCTGGAATATCACCAGCAATTCCCAAAATCCTATCAGACTCCATGCCTGAAAGCTTGTCATAGAAGTCTTGGATGGCTTTTTTGGCGCTTTTTATTTTTTTTTCACTTTCTGAGTCGCCCTTAAACCCTTCCTTGCGCCCCTGCTGAGCCCAATCGCTCTGCAATTCGTCAAGGTGCAGGACCTTCTTGCCCTCAGTGTCGGTGCGGTCCTTCATCAGGAGATGCGTCAGGACATTTGGCTCACCGCCAAGATGGGAGGGATTGCCAGAGAATTTAATGATGTGTCCACCGTCGTCGTGCTTAAGGACAACCTCGCGGTAGTTTTCGCCGCCCGGAAGCATGTACGCTTCGTGATGCGGTTCGCCCGCGCTCTTCAGCGCCTCCAAGGCATCGTAGCGCTCATCCAGCAGTCTGGTATGCTCTGATCTGTCGGGATCGTACTCTTGATCAGGGTTCGCCGCATTGAACTCGTCCCTGCGCCTCTGATATTCGGTCTTCTTGTCCCAGAAATCACGGTCGATTGCGTCTTTCTGAGTCTTGGTGATCTCGCGGCTGTGGAATTCCTTCTGCCCAATCGGCGGCTTGTTCTCATGGAAATGCGCGGCAACCTGTTCGCGGGTGACCTGCGGCTGATTGGCAAAGGCGTCGTCGTAACCGGACCACTGGAATTCAGCAGGCTTGACGCCGCGATTGGTCAGCATGTTGCGGAATTCATCCGGCGATGCCTTCGCCTGCGGGAGGCTGGCTGCGGTCGCTGCTGCGTGGCTGTAAAGGCCAAGGTTGTCGGGCGATGAATAGTCGGGGGCGCTGTCGTCAGAGCCGCCAAGGGCATAGCCAACACGCCCGCCATCTTCATACGCATGGCCCTTGGGGTCGCCAAACACAGGGTTCTTGGCCAGCACCAGAGGACCAACCTGAAGCACCTCATCCGCACGGTGGATGGGCTTGCGGTGGTCGGAGCGGTCGTAGAAATAGCTGTGGCGTTCAGGATCCATGCCGACCTGCACCCATTCTGGGCTGTCAAGCGCGGCCTTTGCCATCTCATGGATGTCGTCAACTGGCGTCTTCTTCAAGTGACCGTCGATGTGCGCGAACGGCGACTTGGCGCGGCCCTTGGCAACAGCCACTGCCTGCGCCTCTGGCATGTCGAACGTGGCGTCGGTGATGTGCGCGGCACCCTGATGGGAGAACGCCTTACCGCCCTGCAACAGGTCGTGCATGGTCGGCACCCAGACACCATGCTTGGTGTACGCCGGGATGTCGAGGCGCAGGCCGACAGGGTGGCCCTCCTGATAGTCGTTGACGGCGTTGATCTTGTGGTGCTTGTTGGTCGTGAGGCCGCGCAGCATGTCCTCTTCCGTCGCGGGCACGGGGACGCTCTCGTAAGGGCGCACTGGCTTATGCTGGTCGATTAGGCTGTGATACCGCTCCTGATCAAAGTCAGGGGTGCCAATGTTCTGGGCGTAGGACTGGAGTTCAGGTGAGCGACCGGCGGTTACACCGCCACCAGAAAACTGCTGAGGCATCATCATCTCAGGGGCAGGCTCACCGATTTCAGGTAAAGGCACACGCGCAAAGTGGGGATCGACCATGGCCGCGATGTTCTTGGCGGTCATGATTGCTTTGCGGATGGCCTTTGGGTCTTTCATTCGCCTTCGCCCTTATCAAATTTGCGCTCTGACGGGCCCGCCAAGGGTTCGACAGCCTCAGCCTGCTCTGGATGCATCACAAGGTCACGGGCAAGCTGCAACATGGCAACGCGCTCACGGCTCTGACGATCCAAATCGCGGTTCTGGTCTTCTACCATGCGCTCTTGGTGACGGACACCAATTTCGCTGCGTTTAGTCTGAGCATTCATCAAATCCGCCTGTGCGGCGGTGAGGGCTGCCTGACCCATGTCTGGCGCGTCCTGCTTGGGCGCAAAGGCACCGGACTGGATCTTCGCCTGCGTTTCTGCCGCCCGTGCCTGCGCTTCCATCAGACGCGCATTGGCGGTCATTTCGTCGTTCTTCATCTTGGCCTGAGCCTGCATCAGCTCCGGCGGCGGCGATGCCTGAGCGCTTGGCGGTGCCATGAACTGCGACGGGTTGGACCAGCCAATGGCCTGCAAGGCAGCAGTGTCGATGGCGATTGGATCGTACATCGACGGGTTTGCCTGCTGAAGCTGCTTCAACGCCGTGATCTTCATGATGCGCTGACCATGCGATGCGGTGTTGGGGTCGGCCTGAGGCGTGAGGTCGTAATCCTCAAGCGCCTGAAGGAAGGTCTGCTGATCCCATGGCATGGTCGGCTTGGAGTTGCGCTGCCAGAAGCTTTCCGGGTTTTCGCGGAAGCAGTCGCACAGCAGGCGAAACTCTTCAGCCTGTGCTGCATGCAGGCGCTTGTGAACGGCATTCATAACCTTGGTGGCCTGTTCGATCATCGCAAGCGTCGTGCCCACCGGAGCGTCAGCGCGACCCTCGCCAACCTGCTGCTCAGACGTTCCGCCGATACGCATGCCGGTCTGGGCCATGTCGCCCACAAGCTGCATCAGGGCCTGCGACGGCGGCTGATACGGCAAAGGCATGACGGCTTGTGAGATCGGCATGCCACCAGTCTTCACAAGAGCGCCGCCTCCGGGAGGAACGCGGAAGATGTTTGTGTTCTGTCGAGCCCCGGTGTCGGCCATCAGGAAGCCGGGGAAGTTGGAATACATGCCTGCGTCCAGCAACTCGCGCCATGCAGCCGTAATGGCATTAGTCGTGTTGCCCAGAATGTGCAGGAGGCCAATGTCGTAGAAGCCAAGGCCCGGTACGAACGTATATTTAACGAAGTTTTTCTTCGCCATTGGCAGGTCTGCCGTGTCTTCGTCGAAGTTGCGGACGATGGACAGGATTTCCTTCGACGAAACGTCAACGGTCACGCGGTATGGGATTTCGAGGCCCGACACCTTGCCCTTGTGCTTATGCTCAAAGCCCTTGATGTCCAGTTCGCAATAGCATTCGTAGATTTCGCGGTCGCGGTCCAGAGGGTTGGTGGACTCAGCCGAAATGCCCTGCTGGTCACGCTCTTCGCGCTGCAAAGGATCCAGACGGCGCATGCTGGGTGTGCCCAGATCAACGTCGCGGTAGACGCCAAGGATCTGCATCCGCTTCACAATGGATGGGCGCATCATAATCCGGTGGGTGATGCGGCGCGCATTGGAAAGATCGGTCGCGTCGTTGCTGACGATCAGGTCATCAGCGTCAACAGTCTCCGAAACCGGGCGGTTACGCAGCGGGCAGTAGTAAACCTTCTTGAACGACGTGCCGCCAAAGCCCAGCATGAGCAGCATGCGGTCGGTGTCGGGGTAGTATTCCGTCGCCGTGGACGTCAGATAGTGGTTGAGGTCGCGCTCAAGGGCGTTTGCAATCTGATCTTCCTGCAATGTTGAGTTGTTGTCGTCGTTGCGGATCTTCACAGGCCCATCTGTGGGCAGCAACTCAGAGCGCGAGTTGGCCTGAAAGCGCAGCACAGCTTCCAGCAGTAGTGGATGGCGCACACGGGACATGCCTTCTACCGGAGCCCCGTCAGTGGCCCCTGTGAGCCCCGGAATTTCGATTTTCAGGCCAAGAAGCTTGATGCCCTGCGCCCGCGTCTCAATCCAGTCCTTGCGTGACAGCAAATCGTCGTCAATCCCTCGAAATAAGTCGCCGGAAATGCGATTAAGCTCACCTTCGTCAATGTCGTCGACCAGATTGCCAAACCATTCGCCGTCAGAGCCATTTTCAGCCGACTCAAGAGGGTTTCCGTCGAGGGAGACGGTAATTGAACCATCATCATGCTCAATGGAGATGATATTCCCGTTTGCGTCTGTCTCAGGCTTGTCGCCAGACTCGTCTGCAAAGTCGATCTGGATCGGTGACGTGTCAATTGCACCCGGCTCTTCAGGTGCAAGCTGGCGAATGTTCATTGGAGCGAGGCCCGGTTGCGTTGCCATCAGTCTTCCTTCGTTTCTGCGTCTCTAAGGCATTCCATTTCATCGCAAAAGAGACGCAAACCCTCTTTAGCAGCCGAATTATCATCTTTGGCGTTCAATGTATAGGTCCGCTCATGGTCGAAAGGCGGCTCACCCCATACCCTGACTTCAAACTGGCGCTGGCCAAGGTCGTCGACCATGCAGGATGCGTTAACGTGACCGGTATACCTCATAAATCCTCCATCATGCCGGGTACAGGGGTACAGATTGCTTGCCCGGATATGTCTTCATGCCCTCAATTTCTTCGATGCGCTCCTGCGACCGCGTCAAAAGTCCAATATCACGCAAATGGCGGATGCTCATAGACACCGTGTCGACCAAATCGTCATGCTTGCCTTTGGGGAACTGCCCGACTTGCGTAATTACGGTCTCCGCCCACACCTTGTCGGGTGCATAAACCATGCCATCAGCAAATAAATGCTGCACAGAGTACAGGCGCGACAGCTTATCTTGGCTCTTGGGGTCGGAAAGCTGCACGGCAAAGCCCTCACTGCCATAAAGTCGCCGCAATTCCTGTGAAACGGAGATGCCAGCGGCCTTATTTTCCACCAAAAGCTTGTCTACTTTCAATGACTTACAGGTTTTTGCGACCTTTTCGACCAGATCGTGGAATTCAAGGCGCTCCTGCCACGCATGCATCAGCATCAAACGCGGTGCGGTCTCCGCATACCCCCTGTCAAAGTACATTGGACGCCCGTCTTTGTCCAAAATGCGGTTGGCGATGGCCGTGGAGTCGGTGGTGAACACGCCCCAGATGGAAATGGCGGAGTAATCGTTGGTGGTTTTGGTCGTGTACGCCGTGTCAAGGGACGCGATGATGTAATCCATGGGCGGATAGCTTTGCTCCTCCCACAATTTCCACCATTCGCGCTTAATAACACCACCACCCGCAGGCTCAGGGCGCTGCTGAAGCTGACCTGCCGACATAAATGGGCCAAGGGAGCGCTCCAGATTGAACACTTCTTTTGTCCCAAAGCGATCTGGCCAAAGCAACTCACCCTCTTCTGTGCGCGGATCCTTCCAGCCAATGTTGGTCACGAAGGATCGGTCAGCCTCATACTTCATGGGCAGGCAGAGGTGCGTCCACTCGCCCACATCCTTCTCAATGACGTGCCCGGTCAGGTCGTTTTCAGCCAGCCTCTGCTGAATAATGACATATGCACCCGTTTTGGCATCATTGAGACGGGTGGACATGGTGCCATCCCACCACTCAATCGTGCTTTCGATGTTAGCCTCAGAGAAAGCCTCAGATGCGGAGTTAGGGTCATCGATGACGATGATCGAGCCCCCTTCACCCGTCACCGCAGCGCCAACGGACGTGATCAGGCGCTCACCGCCGTGGTCGTTGGAGAAGCGCGACTTGGTGTTCTGGTCGGAGTTCAGCTTGAAGCGCTCACCCCACATGCTTTGGTACCACGGGCTCTCAATCAAACGGCGGCACTTGACGCTGTCGCGCAGCACAAGCTGGTTGGCGTAGGAGGCCATCAGGAACTGCACACCGGGCCCTGAAGTAGCTGACTGATCAGGCTGCGCCCATGTCCATGCGGGAAAAGCAACTGACGTAATTGTACTCTTGCCCATGCGCGGCGGGATGTTGACGATCAGCCTCTTGATGTCGCCATCGACCACGGCCTGCAAATGCTCAGCGACAGCCTCAATGGGCCATCCATCTTTCCATGTGCTGGCGTCAATGTACTTCCACGCATTGGTCAGGAAATAATACAGGCTTTCCTCACAGTCAGCCCGGTCCAACTCCATCAACTGGCGCTGGATGTCGATCTTCGAAATGTCGAAGTCGAGCATTATCCCCGCTCTTTCCGCATTTCCAAGAACTGCTCCATTATGTCAGCGCAGCATTCCTTGTAGTCTTCCCACTGGTCCTTGCTCAGCGTGACCACCTCACCGCGCATTGCACGGATTAGATTACGCACGTTCACAGACAGTTGAGGGTCAAACTTCATTGTGACCCAATCAATCGGATCCGTCATCTTCTACTTCCTCATATTCGCCATCAATGGCTTCTTCTTGTGCCTGTGCGGATGGCGCTGCCAGCCTCAGGGCGGAGTTCAAAATGTCCCGCAGCGCTTCGCGTTGGTCGGCATCCAGCAAACGCGGGTCAACGGTCTGGGTCTTCTGGCTGATCTCAAGGGCCTTGCCGTCAGCTCCGGTCATCTCAATGCGCTTGACGTCCTTAAACGCATCGCCGCCCAAGCGGCTGAGCAAATATATACCGGCCTGCACCGTCCCCTTGTGCGCCGGGTCGCGGGCGATGTTGTACAGGTTGGTCTTCACGTCATCCATCAGGACGTTCAGGCCAATGCTCAACTCCTCGCGGTAATGGTTCTTCAGGGCGTTTTCGCTGATCCCCATCACTTTGGCAATATTCTCTTGGTTCATCCCAAGGCCAACGGCATGCAGCACGCCCTTGCGGCTCTTTTCCGTAGGGATATGCTCATGCGGGCTTTTGCGCCTTGCGCCCTTATCCGGCAGCAATGCGCGGATGGGTGACACGGTAAAGCGCTTATCGACGCCGCTGCCATCGACGTCCGTTGGCTCTCCGTCCTGTATGACAAGGCTTTTGGATTTGGACGCCATCGATATGCTCACTTAATTGAATATGCCCCTATCTAATACGAATTGGGCCATTGAGCAAGGATGCGGGTAAAGGGGTGAGTGCTGGCCAGCTAAAGCCCCGGCTATCGCGCCGAAGCATCCCACCCCGTTTCCAAAAAATACCCCCATCCCCTTTTATTTGTCAATGGGGTACCCCCTTTGCGGGGCATGATGCCTTTGTGCATAAAAAAACAGCCAGCTAACTACCGGGGGGTAGCTAACTGGCTGAGTTTGGATCAGAGGAGGAGCCACTGAATGCATGTCTGCTCTATATGCGGTTTTGCTAACGTGCAAGAGGGTATTTGTGCAAATGTGCTTTTGTGGTCGTATTGCGGGTCGGCTGCATGTAACCCCCCATGGTACCTAATTCTAATAGAAAAGGGGTATACCCCCTACCTACTTACAACACACTTTCCCAACCTCACAAATAGCTGACTGTCCTTTGGACAGATGTCTGTTTGCTGATAGCAGACTGCCTTTCAGGCAGACGTGCTTGTGTGCAGCCTGACGGCTGCCGTGCGCGCAGCGCAGGCGCGCAAGCGCGCCGACGCGCCAGAGGCGCGACGACGCACAGGCGACGGGTGCGAGGCGCTCAGCCCCACATGCTGTCGGTGTCGATGATGCGGTCGCGCAGTTCGACGCAGCGCGCAACGTCCCTGAGCAGGTCGGCGCTGGTCTGGTCCGACGTAGCGCGACGGGCGCGCCCGCGCAGGTCCTCCAGCATGAGCGTCAGGGCGGTGACGATGAGGGCGCTGTCCTTGGCGCTCATGCCGCCATCTCCACGTCTGAGGTCTCTGCGCCGTTGGTGTAGTAGAGGTCAACGTAGTCGAGGCCTCCCGTAACGCGCAGCACGACATCGCGCCAGTTGCGGGTGAGCATCTCAGCGTAGATCACAGCATCACTGTGCCACGCGAACTGTGCGTAGTCTGACCATGTGCCGTTGGTGCGTTGCAGGCTGGCTGTGTACTTGTATTCCATGTCGGTTGCTCCTTGCTGACCACCTATCTCTAGGGCGGCGCGCCCTGATGGTCAAACACAACTGATACCAATGCGGGCGAGATGCCCTACCATAATGGAACAGTCTCCTGTTTACAGACAGGGCAGCCCGCCCTAAAAGGAGGCATCAACCACGGAGACAACGACATGACCGACGAACGCCACATCATCATCTTCCGCACCGAAGCCGAAGGCGCAGATGAAACTATTTTCCTTGGCACGTTGGAAGATGCCCGCGAGTACTGCAAGCGCATGGTCGCTGAAGGTGAGTGTGACAGCGCATATCTTGAGCAAGATCAATAATAATCAACAGGGGCTCCGGCCCCCACCATCCAAGGAGACACACCATGATCGCACCGACCCTCAACCTGAACGGCAGCAGCGCCGACGATCTCATCGCCCCGCGCCGCGAAGCGCTCGACCACCTGATGGACGCCATCGAAGCGCTGCGGCGGGTTGCGCCCAACGGGCGCGACTACCCAGCGGGCGTAGACGCCTTGAACCATGACCGCGACCTGCACTTCACCCGTCTGGTCAACCTCAACCTGCTGCGCGAAGAGATCATGAAGGAGGCGCTGGCCATCAAGAAGCAGGCCGCATGATCGCCCACATCGCATCTCAGGTGATCGCACTGGGGCTCATCGCCCTGTGCATCGCCATCATCATCAATACTATCGAAGGAGCAAACTGACATGACCACCAAGTTCGACATCTACCAAGACGTGACCGACCGCATCGTGGCTGCCCTCGAAACGGGCGCGGCCCCGTGGCTCAAGCCATGGGCTGATGGCAAGTGCGGCGGCTCAGGCCCGCACAACGCAGCCACAGGGCGCGCATACAATGGCATCAACTGGCTGGTGCTGTCCTGCTCTGCCTATGCCACTGACGGCTGGCTGACGTACAAGCAGGCGGCTGAACTGGGCGGGCAGGTCCGCAAGGGCGAGAAGGGCACGCACATCGTGTTCTGGTCGTTCCCCAAGATCCAGCAGGACGATGGCACCGTGAAGGTTGTCCCGTTCGCCAAGGGCTTTACCGTCTTCAACGTGCAGCAGTGCGATGGGCTCGACCCCGCCAAGCTCAAGGGCATGGAGCCTGTGGTCGCAGGTGATACGTCCATCAACGCACTGGCAGCCCGTGTCGGCGCAGACGTGCAGCATGGCGGCAACAAGGCCTACTACAGCCCCGACCGCGACTTTATCGGGATGCCCACCGCCGAAAGCTTCAGCAGCGCTGACGCATACGCCGCAACCCTCGCGCATGAGTTGGTCCACTGGACTGGGCACAAGTCGCGCTGCGACCGTCAGTTTGGCAAGCGCTTTGGCGATGACGCCTATGCGTTCGAAGAGTTGGTCGCTGAGATCGGCAGTGCCTTTGTCTGCGCGCAAATGGGCATCCCGCTCGAAGGCTTGCGGCACACCAGCTACCTTGCATCGTGGCTAAAGGTCCTAAAAGCTGACAAACGCGCCATTTTTAGCGCTTCCTCGCAGGCAAAACGCTCATCGACTTTCTTAATCAATCAGGAGGCACTTATCGAAAAACTCGCAGCATAATATCAAACGGGGCTTGACGGGTAGGGCATATTGCCCTATCCCGATCAGGCGGCAGCGAAAAGCGAACCGCACAAACCTTATCAAACCTGATTTTATTGGAGACACAACATGGCAACAGTTTTCTCACGCGCCCACAACCTCTGCGACATCGACCAGTTGGGCGAGATCAAGGCGCAGATCGCAGACCTTTCAGCAGTCGCTGACAAGCTGTCCGCAGACATCAAGGCCCTTGGCGCAGGCAGCTATGACGGCGACCTGTTCACCGCAACCGTCTGCGTTGTCGATGACCGCTTCTCGACCGACCCCAAGGCTGTCGAAGCCAAGCTTCGTGAACTGCTGGGCGAAAAGAAGTTCGCGTCGTTCGCAAAGGCAAACCAGAAGAAGACCTCTGGCTATACCTCCCTCAAGCTTGCAGCCCGCAAGTCATAAACGAAAGGACCAGCACCCATGGCGCATCAAATTATTTCACACGCAACCCTGACGCGCCGTGAGGTGCTTGGGACTTACCCAACCTATCTGGACGCAAAGCGCGCAGCCTATGCCCGCTTTAACATCGTCCACTTTGAACACGACGCCGACGTCACTTACGACGCAGCCGACTTTCTCACTGAGCAGGGCGCGATCTATTCCATCGACCCTGCACCCAAGTCATTTATCAACCCAGAGGAGCTTTAATATGACCAAGCAATACGCCAAGATCCGTCTCGAATATACCGACTACCTGATCGAACTGTCCGACGTTCAAACGCTGCTCAACGTGATGAGCAAAGCTGCCAAACTGTCTCATAAATACGACAGCAAAGCAGGCGATTACGTCACCTATCGGGACGGCACCGTTGACCTCGTTGTAAGCATCGCAAAGCCTGAGGATGTCAACGCGCCTGTCTATGCCCGACTTGAGGGAGAGTGAGGCCTTGCATGCTGGCTTCATGCTCCTGATCGCAGCCTGCCTCATCATTACCCTTGGCTTTGGTGGGGTAGGCGGATCAGACAGAGACTGGTGGGACTGATGACCACAGACGAATATCGGGCAGCCCTGCAACGCATGGGGCTTCGTCAGGTTGATGTTTCGTGGATCACAGGGGTGACGCATCGCCATGGCCGCAAATGGGCTAACGGCGACACCCCGATCCCCCAATCCGTTTCCCTCCTGCTAAAGGCCCTTGAGGAAGGCCGGATCACCCCAAGGTGGCTCAAGAAGAACATCCCTGTGCCGCCTCCATACAGTTCTCAGGAACGCCCCTAAAAGGGTATTTCATCCTCCAAGGCGCTCTGGGTGTCCTCAAGGTCGCTCAGAGCGTCTCCAACACTTCTCCGCACCCTAACCACCTCAGCCTCCTCAAATGCGCTCTTAAAGGCCTCCAGCGGGCTCTGAGCGTCCAATATCACAGCGACCTCATCCAATGAGTACACGCAGACGTTCTTGCGGCCCATCCGATAGTCCTTGGTATCATCCAGCGTCCTGACGATCACGTAGACCGTCCCAGACTCGCCCACGACGTCCCAAGCCTCAGGCGGACAACGCTCCAGCCCCATTTCATCTGCGGCCTTGTCAAGCGCGTTCCAGCCATTGATCATGCGCTTGCACTGCGTCCTCAGGTCCTCCAGACCGCCATGGAAAACCGCCTGATTGGTCAGGAACCTTTGGCGGTCGAACTTATCCCTGAGATCAGCACCGACCAGCAGGCGCAGCCTGCCCGCACCCCACTTATGCTCCATGCGCTCGACGCACAGCGTCAACTCATCAATCCAAGACTGTCCTGTGATGTACATGCCATACGTCTCCTGCCATGGTGCTGCATCGTGTCTGCGCTCCTTGGGAAGGATCGTGCGCCATTGGTTTTCCTTCATGTGCTTTTTCGTTCCGACCTTGGCCATAAAATCATCCCTTCGATAAAATCTTCCAGCGTCGGTTTTGGGCATACACCACAGGCGTACCGGCCTCCTTCTTCAACACCAGCTTGCCATCAGCATATGCCGCAACCCTGTCCAGCACCCATGCCAACATCTTTGGGTGATGCTCCATCAGGATCCTGACATCTGCCTTGGGCGCTGCCTTTCCGTCGAACACCCCGACCTCAAAAACATTCTTGCTGGCCTTCTCATCCAAATGCAATTTCACATTAATCCAACCGGCCATGCATTTATCGGGACAAACAACCAGATGCCACTTCCCCCGTCTGGCCATCAAAAGATGCTCCTGCGTCCTCAGATAGTTCCTCTGGCCATATCGCACCCCGACCTCACCAACACTGGGCATACGCCTCGCCATGCAATCCTCCATCCAGCCATCCACCCTGTTTCCCCACACGCTTAGCGGATGCATTATCCGCGACCGGAGGGAGAGCGGATGGGAGCGACAAGCGACCTTCCGCGTCGGAGAAAGCTTCCGCATATCGCGAACAACCCTGAGAGCGTATGGGCAAACGGCTAACATGCCAACCCTCTGTATACGTTTAGTATCAGGTTACTTCCGCCAATTTACTTCCGCCTACCTCCGCCGCAGAAAACCGCCATTTGCGGAAGTAAGCGGAAGTAACTCTGATTTACCTCCGCCACTTACCTCCGCCAGCTACCTCCGCCTACCTCCGCCGTGCAAATCCGCCATTTGCGGAAGTAGGCGGAAGTAGATTGCTATTTACCTCCGCCACTTGGCGGAAGTAGATTTTGGTTACCTCCGCCATCGTTACACCATCTTTTTTACCGCGACCTGATAGCCAATGCTGATGATCCCAGCCTCCTCCGCGAAGATGGTTGTGAAGGCATCAATAGCAGGCTTTGGACGGTGCAGGACGTCGCGGGGAATGCCCCACAGGTAATCATCAAACACCATAATGCCTTGGGGCTTTAGGATCTGCCAAGCCATGCAGGCGTCCGTCAGAACGTCCTTGGCAACGTGGCTGCCGTCGATATAGATGAAGTCGTACATTGATGGGTATTTGAAGCACAGGCCAATTTCACGGGCTATGATCTCTGTTGACAAGCCACGGGCATAATCAGCCGCAACACCTGTTTCGTCAAAGGCCAAGCCAATGTTGTTTAGGAACCTGTCATAAACGCAGTCCATGTCCTCGCTGGCGTGTTCCTCTCCGCCCTTCCATGTGTCGATGCAGAGAATGTAATCCCCCTTCTGCATCATGTTCTCAATGGTCCAGACGGTGCTGCGGCCTTCAAAGGACCCGATCTCAAGAAACTTTCGCCCATTCTCAGGGTCGCGCTCAGGCAGGTTTGCAAGCAGGTTCAGCCAGTTGGGGATATTTCCGCTAAACCAGTCATTCGTAAATTGATATTCGTTCATAATTATTCTCCGATTTAATTTAAATTGCCTCACTGCCTTACGACAGCACCTCACTTACGCGCCCGATATTGACGTTGAACCTGTTGGCAATCTCCTGCTGGGTAGCCTTAGGATTGGCCGCATAATATGCGCGGATGGTCTTTGCCAGCGCAGGTGTCATGGGGCGCGCTGCAATGGGCCTGCGCCCGTTCCTGAAGACCTTCTTCTTATAGATGGTAAGCCCATTGGCCTCCAGCCGTGAGGCGATCTTACTGGCCTCTTTGAAGTTTATGCTGCCCGCTTCCATCAGGGCGAAAACTGCTGTTTCTCTCATGTCATTGATCCTTGTTGGTGTCAGTCGTGCAGCCATGCCTCAGCGGCGTTCACGGCCTCTTGAGCGTCATTCAGTTGTCTGCGGGCATCTTTAAGCCAACCTTCATTGGCACCCCTGTCCTGCGCCTCTTCGATGCAGTCAGCATGCGTCGGCAGGATGCGGCGCACTTTGGTCAGTAGATTGCGAAGGTGGTATGTGTCGTTCATATTGCTTCTCCTACATAATCTAGAACACGTTTGATGGCCTCAATGTCTTTTTCGTATGTCTCTTTGTCCTCTGGGTGGACATACTCGCGGGCAAGGTTTGCCTCTAATACTTTAAGGGAGTCCTTGAGCCATGCGCGGACAAGCGCGTCCAGACCTGCTGGGTCGATCTCAATCATCATAGCATCATCCCCACCAGCACAACGCCGGTCACCAGTGCGCCGAAGAAGATCAGGACGCAGATGATGTGGATCGCGTCGGCTATTGGGTGGTCGATCACCGACGTGATGCGACCGACCAACCACGACAGCGCCAAGGCCACGAATGTTATTCCCAATGCGCTCATTGCTCTGCCTTTCCTTCTAGGGCTTCGCGGATTGTTTTTATGATAGATGGCGCTTGCTGTTTCAGTCCATCAAGCACGGTCATGCCGTTGTCCTCAATTTGATCGTCTGGATCATTTTCGTGGAGGGCTTCAATAAAGGCCAGCGGAGTATGCAACGCCTCACGCAGCCGGTCAATCTCTGCCGCTTGGGCTTCGATGCGGTCGGCGGCTTCACGGTTCTGCATCTCAACAGCGGTGTAATCCGTAATCCAGTGGCTCTCCACCTTCTTATCGGGCAAGTCGCCCCGCAGACGCTCCACCAGCGCCTTGTCGATGTCGGTCATTTCCCAAACCCCTCTTCCCAAAGTTCGATGGCGCGGACGCAGCAATCCCACATACATTCTTTCTTTGGGAAACGTGACGCATCCAATTCAATCAGCGCGCCAGTAAGGGCGGCTTGCGCGCACAGCAGCTTGCGATCAACCGGCTTCTGTTCGTGCTTGGCGATCATGTCACAGAGAGCGAGAAAATAGGGCCGCGCTGCTTTAGCAATAAGCCCTGCTCGATACTGCGCGGGTGTCAGATGAATTCCCGCCCGCCTCGCGGCTTCGATCAGCACCCAGTCTTCTGGTGTATCAGTCATTTGCGTCTCCATTTGTCACGATCAGGTAGATGGTGGTGACCACTATCGCGATCACGGTGAAGAACAGTGGCAGGTCTGGGCCGCTCATGCCTTGCCTCCCTGCGCCTTAACCTGCGCGCTCAGCTCCTTGATGCGCTGCGCTGCCTCTTGCATCGTCTCCCACATGCCCAGCAGGTGAGTGCGCGTCTCGCCCATCGAATAGTCATAGTAATCACATTCATCCTGCTCATACCATGATGCGATCTCTGGGGTGTCTTCAAACACGGTCAGCATCCGTTCCACTAGTTCCTCATCAGGCATCACCTTCCCCCTTCTCAATTACATCATTCAGCGAACTGACGATGTCGAACGATGCGTAAATGACCGTCTCAACGTCGAGCCAAACCGCCAACAAAATCAGGCGTTCTGCAATCCATTTCTTCATTTCTATGTTCTCCTATCAACCAGATCAGGGCCGTAAGCATATGACCTTGCCTCCAACTGCTCAGCCGGAGTCATCTTCCGGTAAAGCTTTCCCGTCTTGAGGATGGCAGCGCATAGCGCCCTAGAACCTTCCATCATGTTCTTATGAAGCGCCGTCATCTTGGGATCTGTGTAAGACTCATCCGTAACAAGCTTGCTTTGGTTGCCCAAAACGGGGCTTCTGTTTGCCCTAGCGACTCCCATTTTTCACCATGTTATTGGTTACCTTCATGACTGTGGTGTGATCGCGGCCAAAGAACTTGCCAATCGTGGGGAGAGACAAGCCGTCCTCACGAAACTTGAGATAAGCCACTGCGCGGACGTTGCTCACGCGCTTGAAACGGGAGCGACCCATGACATCGTTATAGCAAACCCCGCAATCCTCGCAGAGTTGCTGAAGCCATGCCACGCGGCGCTCATGTGGTGTGATAAGCATTAGGACCTCCATAGAATTAAGATGCCAATCATTAGGGCGCACCGCCCTATCTTGTCAACAATTAATCTTCATACCAAATCGCTTTTACCGGCGGAGCGCCTTCGTCATACAGGCTTCGCAAAACCTTCAGCCCACGGGTCTTAGTTTTATGATCCGCTACGCTCACTTCAATCACCTCGTTGATCAGCCATGTTTCCAGCATTTGCTCAGCCATCTCAGGCTCAATGCCCCAGCGGCTTGCCATGATCGCGGAGGCATAACGTCCATCGCGTTTGGCGTGATAATGGTTCGACCATGGGCGCTTGGATGACCAAGCCTCCTGCATGGCGTACAGGACCTGCTGGCATATAGACTTGCTGGGCCAGCCAATCTTTCCGTCATCGCCAACCTCAATGTCTGTAGGCTCAGCGTACAGGCTGGTGGACCCCTTGATGTCGCCAATCTCCACCTTCTTCAAGCGAAAGTTCTGCTTCCAGCCGTCAGGTGCCGACTTGATCTTCTTGGCCAACATCTCGCCGATCTCAGCGCCCTCCTCGCGGGTGATAGACAGCAGGGCGTCACCAGCCCCATCAAAGACCGTAGAGCCACGCAGGTTGCCATTACGGCTTGTGTGGTGGATGCCCGCCACGGTAGACCCAAAGACCTCCCTGACGCGATCACAGGCGGAAATGAACAGGGTCATATCCTTCTGTAGGTTCTCATCAGCCCCCGGCAGCACACGGCTGACGGTGTCTACGTTGATCAGGACTGGCGGTTCGCCCAGCTCGTTGGTTATGTCCAGCACCGTCCGCAAAAGCTTATCGACGTCAGCCTCAGCCATGAAGTTGATGGTCTGACGGATCAGATAAAACGGGATGCTGTCAACGCTGATGCCGGTTTCCTTTTCCCATGCCATGATGCGGAACTTGAGATCCGCCACGCCTTCGCTCGACAGAAGCACGACAGGGCCATGCTTGTAAATCTTGCGGCCCCACCATTCAGGCAACCCCGCAGCAATAGCCAAGGCCATACTGAGGCTAATGAACGTCTTGCCGCATCCCGGAGGCCCGTACATAAACAGTAGCGAATTCTCGATGACGATGCCCTCAATCAGGTATTTGGGATCGGGCAGCGCCTTGATGTCAGAAATGCTCAGTCTTTCATAAACATCGATGTCGGATTGCGTTAGCGTGTGGGCCCCGTCTCCACCGTCACCGGTTTGCTCATGAAAAGACGCATCGGGCTTTTTTTCTGGTGCGGAGACAGCCGCCGCCTCCTTTACGCGACTGTCCCACTGCCCCATGGCAATGTTCCATTTTTGAAAAAACAAAGACGCGCCGCGACCCTCCCGCTCCAGCAGGATATGGTTGGGGGTGCCCGGTTCGAACAGCCTGCTTTTGACGCTCTGATCGTATTTTGTGAACGCCTCGCGCATTTCCTTTTCAGCCTCATTGTCGCTGATAAAGGGGCATTCGCGATACAGATGCACGACCCGCGCCCAGATCAGGCGCGTCATATAATCCTCGCGACCATCAACAATCTGGCCAAAGGCATCTGTCGCCTGTGAAGGGCTTTCAGTGCGCTCTCCGCGCTCAACCTTAGTGAATTGGGACAGCAGTTCGTCAATGGCCTCAATCAGCCACATAGGAGCTTCAGGAATAGCGGTGTTCCAAGGTTCGCGACCCTTGAGCCATTCATAGGACTGGCCGCTCTCATGCTTGCTGGGAGGCAGCATGGCAAAGCCACCCTGACCCCTGATGTCCACGCCCATGGTCGTCTTGTTGGTGGGTGACACCCACCCGTCAGGAGCCTTGAACAGCAACTGCAATCCGCCGCCGCCAGTGCGCTGGGTGGGCGCGTTGATCGGCAGGCCATGGTTGTGGCAGTCAATCAGATCGTCCAGCCACGTCTTGGCTTCTGGGTGGTTGTGGCTGTCAATGTCGAGGACAAAGGTCCCGTCAGACGCATTGCCAGTGATAATGCCCATGTTGGGGCGAGAGCGGAATTCACCACCCTCGCCAAACCAGCCATTGAAGGTATCGTCGTCAGCAATGTGATCTTCGTAATCGCGCCACTTTATGACAGGGCGCTTCCACGCCTTGTCTTCGCGGGGCATCTTGGCCGGTACGACCTGAATGCCCAGTCGGCGGTACATTTTGGCATAGTCAGCAGGACCTGCAAAATCGTAATCAAATTGTATATTTTCCACATTCGGCCCCTGATCGATAGGTGGTTAAAGAGACTTCGCTCCGTAATATGCTATAAGGGCGGCATCAGATCGGCCATCGTCCTTCTTGCGCTGGAACAAGTCGACTTGTGCCGGAAAGAGTTGCATAACCCTTTCACGGCTTCCATCCTTACCTGCGCGCTGTCCGACAGCCTTTTGCCACGCCTGAGGCGTCACAAGCGTTGTAGGAATATCATATGCCGCAAGAACGCCCTCGACAATCCCCAATGATCGACCAAAACTAAAAACAGACGTCACACCCTGTCCGGGCATGGCGTTGACGCGCTCAAGGAACGCCGCCTTGATGTTTCGACCTGCAAGCTGGTTGGCCAGCGCCTGAGCGCTGACCTCCCGCTTCTTCTTGCCGTTTCGGATAAGTTCCAGCACCGGCATGTCGATCACCTCAACGGATCCTTCCGCCGTGTCGTAGAGCGCCAGCGCCCCACTCAGGCCGGGATCGATGCCAAGAATGATCACAGGCCCAGAGCCTCCTTGTATGTGTCGAGCAACGCCTCTTCTTCGTCACGCGCATGCTTTTCCATGCGGCGCAGGCGGATGATCTGCTTCATACTCTTGGTTTCGTAACCCTGACCCTTGGCCTCCCTGTAAACGTCCTTGATAAGGTCGGAGGTTTCCTTCTTTTCCTCCTCAAGGCGCTCAATGCGCTCAATGTACTGGCGCAGCTCTGCGGCTGTGATCTGGTAAGACATCAGTTTTGCTCCTTGTTTGTGTTGATTGCCGATGCTCCTTCAGTAGTGGAGGAAACACGCCTTGAGCTTATCCAATCTGCAATATCTTTTTGATCATAACCAACAATCCGATTGGACTTAATAAACTTAGGCCCGCTACCTTCTACACGCCACTTAGCCAGCGTTCCGATTGACACGCCAAGGATGGCAGAAGCCTCCTTAGTTGACAGGAGCGGAAGCAGTCCCGCTGCTATCGCAATACCGGCGTGGGAAAATGACTTCCCAGAACCAGCCTGCCCAAAGATAAATTCAATATCAGACATCAGTTTTGCTCCCGTTCTTCCATAAGAAAATTTGCTACGCCGTATGCCATAAGCGCAATATGCTCGCTGTCATCATCATCGTACTTAGGGTTAGACAGAAGGCCAATTACCGCCTGTCCTGCAAACCAGTCGCGAAGTTCCATCCCCGGTGTTGGGCCAGCGCCTGTCTGGCGGGGGTAAACGTGATCGTCTTTCATTTCTGCTCCTTTATTGAATGGTTTCAAATGCAGACTTTGCTGCCATTTCTTCCATGATCACTTCAACGGTTTCATTGACGCTTTCGCGGACGCTTAGCATGAGCTTGTCAAAAGCCTCCATCTCCAAAGCCCCGCACGCAATGCCAGCGGCAAGCAAGTTGACAAAAACCATGGCTGCTGCGCCAAGAGAGTCTGCCGGATGCGACGTTATATTGACGAGGAAATTTTGAACCTTATTGCTGGCAGCCCAAAGCTGCTCCTCATTCATTCTTGCTAAATCTTCAATCATGTCATTCCTTTCGTTTTGATGTTAAAAAATATCATTCAATCGCATGATGTTGGAGGCGATCTCTGCGTTATCTCCAGCTAGGGCCGCAGCCTCACGCACTATTATTGGCGCGCAAACTGTCAAAGCCCTTCTCGCTGCCATGCGACAGAGATTTTGCTCTTGATCAGATCCCTTCTTTGAAAAGGCATAAGGGCCGATGGCCGCTGCCATTTCATTGATGAGGTCATCAATCGTTTCAATGTGGTCGATTGGGATTACGGTCACTTTAAATCAAAGCCTTCTGGACGAAATCCAGTCAGCAATGCTTCAACTGCAACCGACGTTGGTCCGGGCACAGGGCACTCTCCGCTTTCATAGCGTCGGATTGTGCGATCTGACCCCTTACCCATACGCAGGGCCCTAGCCATTTCTGGTGCAGTCATGCCCAAAACCCCTCGCGCTAACGCAAAATCTTCCTTTGTCTGCTTCATTGTCACTCCACTTTTGATAGGTGTCGCATTGTTAGCTAGGGCGAAGCGCCCTAACGTGTCAAGAAATCTTTTTTCCCAGTCGCGTCTCCACTGCCTGACGCAGCATATGCGGCTGCCAGTTCCAAACTTTCATTGCGCTGCTATATTCTTGGCACAGCGCCTTAATTTCATTTTCGCTGTCGCGCTTTCGCTGCGTGATTTTATCTGCGCGCTTGAACGCCTTGTGCGCTTTCTTAATGATTTCAGTCACTTGCGGGTTGCTCATAAAATACCTCCAATAATTATTTCGCCTGTGGCGGTGGCCAGTTACGGGCGCACCGCCCTGCCTGTCAACAGCATTTTATCGCTTGACGGAATTTTTTTCAGGGCGTACTGTCCTGTCACCTTATCGATTACCAATTTTATGGAGACATTATGCAGACATATTCAAAAATGCAGGAATACATAGCATACCGCATCGCGCATCAGTTTGCGTTTGCAGATCCTGAGGGCTTGCTTTCTGCTCCAAGGTCGATAAAATCAGACCTTCAAAGCGATGTTTCGTCGCTTCGCATTGTTGACCGCAATGGTCAATCTTATCGTATTGTTATTGAGGCAGAATAATGAGCAATCCATTTGAAAAGCACGGCATTGAGCATCTGTCGCCATCGACGTGCAACCTGTTCACGTCCTCCCCAGCCACCTTCGTCATGAAGAAGTGCCTCAAGAAAACGTCGGCTGTCGGGCCTGCCGCCTATCGCGGCACGGCAGTTGAGGATGGCGTCTCTCACGGGCTTTTCAATCTCGACGCTTCTTTAACCGACTGCACCAATGTCGCGCTGGAGAAGTTTAACACGCTGGCTGCTTTTATTAGCGGCGAGAAGGTTGATAAAGAGCGTAAGGCAATCCCTGACATGGTCGAGATGGGCCTGCGGGAGTTGCGCGGTTACGGGACGCCGTCGTCCGCTCAAGGGCTCATCAGCCTTGATTACGACGGCCTGCTTGTGCCCATGATCGGCTACTATGACTTTGAGTGGGAGCAGCACGGGATGTTGACTGACCTCAAGACATCTCACGCCCTGCCAAGCAAGATTAGCCAGCCGCATGCCCGTCAGGTGGCCCTATATCGCGCCGCGAGGGGCGACAACCTGTCTGCGCGGGTCACATATATCACGCCCAAGAAGCATGCCACGTATGCCCTTGAGAACGCCCGTGAACACGTCGAGGCGCTTGGCAAGATCGGGCTGACCATTCAGCGCTTCTTGGCTCTCAGCGACGATCCTATGGAATTGGCATCGTTCGTCGTTCCGGACACGGATAGCTTTTATTTCAATGACCCAATTTCGCGCCAGCAAGCGTTTGAGATTTGGGGCATCTAACCAGTTTCCGCACAGTGCGGGGAAGCTAGGCGTCTGGCTAAACAGCGCCATAAAAGGAAAATGCAAATGGCTTTTGGTTTCAATTATGAGTCGTCCGCTGGCGACATCATCCCCATTGTCAAGTTTGACGCACGGGCTGGCCGGTTCTTCCGCATCGACCGCTCTGACGGGGTTAACAACCCTGTGGACATCACCAGTTCGTTTAAGGCCGTCATGGACTTTGAGAACATTGAGGTGGGCTTTATCCACTTCCCAGCCGGATCAGCGCCTGAATTCAAGGTCGCGCCGATTTACCAGCCCATGCCGGAAAATCCGGGCGGCAAGTTCCGTCAGGGCATCCGCATGATGCTGAAGCTTGGCAAGGATTGCGGTGGCGACATCCGCGAGATCGCCTCGACAGCCAAGGCTGTGCTGAGCGCCTTCGACACCTGCCACACTGAATATATGGCTGGTGCCAAGGCCAATCCGGGCAAGCTTCCCGTTGTCGCACTTGAAACGACCGTTCCCATCGTCACGCAGGGTCGCGACGAGAAGGGCAACGCCGTGAAAACGACCAACTATGCCCCGGTCTTTAGGATCACAAGCTGGGTTGATCGTCCTGCCGACCTTGTGTTCAGCCCCAAGAATGGTGGTGATGCCGTCCCCGCGCCCGCGCAGACAGCCCCTGCATCGCCTCCGTCGACTGGCTCAACGCAGGTGTCGGCTCCTACAGCCGCATCTACGTCGGATGACGATTTCGGCTAATGGACAAGGGGGTGGGCGGGATGCTATGTCCCGCCCATCTTTTTGAGGACATTTGTATGAGATTTCAGATCACAATGAACATGCCGTCCCGTAGCGGTAATTCAGTCCATCAGATCATTGGTGAGCATCCGGCCAAGAGCTTGGAAGAGCTGACTGACGTTATGAGTCACGCTGACTTTGTCATTGTCGATGAGATCTATAAGGACAACGGTGCGGTGGCAGGCAATGCTAACTTTTACAGCGTTGGCAAGATCGCGATCAACCCTCTTTTCATTGGCAAGGTCAAGGCCCTTACGTCATGAACATACACGAAACGATTAAGGCTGCAAACGAGGCCATTTATACCAAAAAAGATATGGTCAACAGCCCTGAGCATTACACGCAGGGCGGCATTGAGACGATTGACGGCATTGAAGCAGCCCTGACACCAGAAGAGTTTCGCGGTTACTGCAAGGGCAATGCCCTGAAGTACATTTGGCGTGAGCGCCACAAGGGCCAGAATGAAAGCCTTGAGAAGGCCATTTGGTACCTGAACCGGGTCGTCAGTCAGTAGTTCCGTCGAAGACGCATTCACCCCGGAAGTAAGCTTTTTCGTTGATGACTTCGACCAACTCAGGTGGCAGGAGCAGCCCGTCCTTGAACGACAGGACTGCGAAGCCTGACGTGTGGGGCGACGGGTTGTTCTCCGCATAGTCGAACTGCGGGCCGTGCGGGTTAGAGAGCGTCCCTGTGTCCACGCCGTAGCGGCGTCCGTTGTAGTCCGCCCACGGCGTCACGGCCAATCTGTGCAAGTGGCCGGTGCAAATGCTCCGACCCGCCTTCAGGGTGTTGTTGTAAGTTGCGTGGATGCCGTTGTGGTAGCGGTGCTTGACCATCAAATTCTCGTTGACCATCGTGGACCACGTAAAGTCCCAGCGGTTAAACTTTTCTTCAAGCCGCTGCACAACGCCTTCATACTCTCCGGCGTTGGTGCAAAGCGCACGGTCGAAGCGGGCGTCGTGGTTGCCGACGTTCCAAATCTTGGTGCAGCCTTTTGGCAACACGTCCTCAATTTCTGCAAGGCGGTCCTGACACGCCTCAAGTTCCTCCTTGACTGTCGGCAGCTCAGCCCAGCCCAGAGGGGCGTGACGGCTAACCCCCGCGCCGTCGAAGATGTCACCGTTGGCAAACACGGTGCGGGGCTTCAGCTCCTTGGTCAGGATCAGTAGTGCCTCGTTGGCAACGGTACGCATCTGGTTGGGCCACCAGTGCGCGTCGGAGAAGGCGATGGCGCGGCCAGTGTCGATGTTGAGGTCGATCTGGCGCTTGTAGGCGCGGCCCGCGTCTTCGGCGCTCCATTTCGTCGGCCCGTGTGTTGGAACACTCTTCAGGATGACACCACGCTGCGCGAGGGTGCTGCGTTTGGCGTAGATATTGCGCTCAGTCGTGCTGAGAATTTTGGCAACCTTTGCGGGGCTACCACTTCCTAGTTCCCATGCGCGAATGAACTCGTCGTCGGTGCAGATTGGCGCGCCCATAAAATATCCTTACGTTAGCGGGCCTCTACAGCCCTTATCCATGCTTCGACTGTCAAACGGTGTTTGACACTGCAATCTGCGTATTTGGCAATGATGTCAGCTTCCCAAAGTGAGCGCTCAGGGTCGATCATCAGAAGCGGTGGGTTCTGGATGGTCGGACACTTCGACGCTAGGTTTGCCGGTGGACGCGGCATTGGCGTCACGGACACTGCCTTCGAGCAACCGGCGCACAGGCTCAGGAGCAGAGCAATCAACAGGAACGGCAGGAGCCGTTTTGTATATTTCACGAATGGTGTTGGTGCGTTCGGTTGCCACGACACTGGCTTGATCGCGGACGTCTTCGTAAACCACTGAAACATCATCTACTACCTCTTGCTTTTTGGCCCGCGACTTCTCAGCCTCTTCCAGAGCTTTTGCATACGCTGCCTCACACTGCCAGTCGCGGACTTTGTAACCGGCGGCTGCGCCAACAATAAGAGTGCCTGCCGCCACATAGATCACCAAAGGGTTAGGGATCAGGCCCACGTTGCGTACTTCTTGGTCTTTAGTTTACGGTCATCAAGGCCGTGCGTCCCGCCGTTGATGCGCTTCGTCAGCGCGAGGATGGCGGCATCGTTGACGCCCTGATCGCAGATGCCCCACAGCTTGTTCTTGTCAAAGAACCAAAGCGCGCTCTCAAAGCAGAGTTCGCCAGAAACCAGATCAGGGTTGGACATGACGTCGGGGCGACCGATATAGCTTGCAAAGGCTTCATAGTTATCCTTGCCGGTTAGTTGGAGAGCGCCGCGTCCGCGATAATTCCACCCATCGCCAGAGCGCTCGTTCCCATTACCCATACGATTAGAATAAACGCGATTTGCGATTTTCTGCGGCTGTCGCGCATACATTTGAGCTTCAAGGTCAGTCGGGAAATATTTACCAAAGATGTCGCGAAGCCCTTTGGCGCTGTAGTTAAGGTTTTCTCTGAACGCCTTGAAGCCGCCGCTTTCATGTGCCGTTTGAGCAAAAAAATGTGCAGCGCGATTGGGAGACAGCTTATAGTAAGACGCAGCTTTTTTAAATGTTCCCGGACCAAACGCACCATCTGCCGTTACTCCGATCTTTTTCTGAAGTTCAATCAGGCTCACTTGTCGTCCTTCCGACTATTCCAAAGCTCAAAGAGCGTCTTGATCTTTTCCTCAACGACAGCAAGGCGCACGTCCATCTTCGCGAGGATGATCGTCAGCGTGATAAACGCCAGAACGATGGGCCAAAGTTGGCCGATCAGTTCAACGGTGGAGAGGTCGCCTGTCACTTATGCCTCCGGGTTGCGCCAGTCTGGGAAGTCGTCCTGATCGACCGCGCCGTCGCCGTTCACATCCCAGCGCAGGTCGTGACGATGCTTCTCCCAAGGGGCCATGTCGTCATCGTCATCGTTGTCGATCACAGAAGCTACTTCCTGAGACGCAACGGGGCTTGCCGTTACTGGCTGAGACACAACAGGCTCAGGATCAGGCTCAGGCGCAACTTCCGTCAGTTCCAGAGGCGCTTCCTTGCCGTTGACGTTATTAAGGCTCAGGCCACCCAGCAGACCGACAAACGCGCCCACGATGGTGTTGAACGCAGGGCCAATGATGGAGAAGATCTCCGTATTGTCCACGTCCTTCGCAAACAGGCCAAACATCAGCGTAAAGATCACGGCGCACATGATCAGCGCAAGGGTCACGACAGTGACGCGCAAAATCCATTCGACGGTGTCGAGACTGCCGGGTTCTTTGCTGGTGAAAATGTCAGAAATTTTCATCATACGCTCCAAGGAAGTGGCGGCGTCACAACCGGCGGTACAATCAGATTGTTAATCTGCTGTGACACAGATTGCTCACAAGCCATAACCTGATCAGCACCCATAGCCTCCAGAAGCCATCCGATGACCTGACCCTCAGTGAGGTCGGCATAGGGCGTGAAAGGAGCTGAGGGGTCAACGCCGATGCCCTGAGAGCCGTATATGGAATAAGTGAAGCCAGCCTCTTCGCCGGTCAGGGTCCAATGGATGATAAAGACCACATTTGTTTCGCCATACGCCTCAGGATATGCATCCATCTGCGAGACAGACCAAGTGTACGTTGTTGCCATGTCGCGTTCCTTTAATTCATTTTCACGAGGATGCTGATGAGCATCAGGATGATTGCACCGGCCACGGCCACACCAATATTCTCAAGCCTTTTGAGGCGGGCGCAAATGCCCTCATAGCGCAAAGCGCAGACCTCCTCATGGGTGTTCAAACGGGCCTCTGTTTGGTCAATTTCAGCCATTTTCTTGTCCTTAAAAATCCAAGGTTCAGGAATTATTTGGTGTACGGATGCCATGATTACTTCTCAGCCGTCAGAGAGATGTACCAAGTGTCAAGGACGGTGGCTGACCCAACAGCGCGAACCTGCATTGTGAGGTTGGCCGATTTTACGCCCGCCCCAACTTGAACGCATTGCCATATTGGGTTTCCTGAGGTGGCGACCCAAGACCCGGTTGCGCCAGAGGACAAGGTACCGCTTGTGACCGTCGCAAAGACTTCATAATTTCCACCAGCAGAGGTGGGCGTAACCCACTGGCTGAGCAGGAGAGTCGAGGCGTTTACGATCTGATAGTCAGACCCGTTTGAACTCACTTGATAGCCAGCAATAGCTGGACCGCCGATATTGAAAGCATAAATTATGTCGTCAGTGAAATCGACCACTGCATTGGCGGAGGATCCCATGATCATGCACATTATGCCGGTCATTAGCTGAGCCCTGCGCCGGAGAGCAGGAATGTTGGTGTAGCGCCACCAACAACACACAAAACGGACGCGATGCCATTTGGGGCGAGAGGGCGCGGTGTGCCGGATGTCGTGGTCCCGGCGAGGCGCAAAACGACACCGGAGCCTGCGACAATGTTGATTGAAGTGGTTGCCGTGTTGCTGTTGACGATGACAAAGGCGTCACCGGGAGAGAATACGCTTGGGTTGAGTGTGACGTTGCTGGTGGTGTAGATGTGCTTGCCAACGTCTGCGGCCACTGCTGGATATGCCGTGCTTTGAGAATTCTGCGGAAGCTGAAGATACCCAATGGCCAGCGCCGTGCCCGTCACCGTGCTGGCATAGGTGGCGGTCGTCGCGGTCGTCGCAGTCGTTGCTGACGTGGCCGTTGAGGCATTGCCTATCAGGGGTCCGGTGAAGCTGGATGACGTCAGGGTCGCGCCATTCCAAGTCAGGCTTGCCGATCCGGCCAATGCGCCAGCGCTGTTGAACTGGACTTGCGTGGTGCTGCCGCCCGCTATTGCGACGTTAGTGTCAGCGAGGCCGACATTGGTGCCATCGCAAATTACTGCCGTTGTCTTGCCTTGGACAAGCGTGACGGTGCTGCCGCCACCAGCCGAAGACAGGACGATAGCATATGGACCGCCAGCGCCTGTAGTCGTGTTGTTGAAGACAAACCAATATCCTCCAACGCCTGCGGGGAGTCGGTAATTGATATTGCCTGTGATTGATCCTGTGATTGCGATAATCGGTGGCTGGTACTGTGTCGGCGTCAGTGCCACAGTGCCAGATACGCCAACGGCGTTTAGGGTGGTTTGACCGCCAAACGCCTTGTCAATGATGTCCCAGTCGGCATTGACCGGCGTTGACCATGTATTGACGTAGTCGCCGTTTCCGGGCTTCTCAATTTGCTTGTTGGTGGTGAACGAGCTGGGCATGGGATCTTCCTTAAATGGCCTTTTGCGCGACGGCTAGGGCATTGGCTATAGCATCATCGCGCTCATTTAGCAGTGGCTCCGTCGCCTTGTTCGAAACCCTTTTAGCCATTTTGGCCCTGCTCATCAAGGCCTGCACCAGATGCTCAATTCCGCCGACCTTGCCGCCAGCCCTGTACGCAGCGCGACCGCCACGGGCCTTTGGACCGTAGATTTGCTCTTCCATTTGCTCTTGCGTGGGCGCTGGCGCTGAGTCGTAAATTTCGCTTTTTTGCGGTTTGCCGTAAAACTGCAACGCCTGCTCAGCCCTGCTTTGAGCGGTGAGATCGACCGGGGACTCGCCCTTACTGGCTTGCGGAAGGTTAAACTCTTTAAGCTGCCTCTGCCGTTCGCTTTCCGCGAACTGCTCAGCATTTCCCTGCGCGACCTGACTTCCGTATGCCGCGCCCACGGACAATGGCATTTCTGGATTGGGAATGTTCACACGGTAGTTTGGCGCTCCGTATTGCTCAGCGCCAACAGACCGAAAATTCTTCATGTTCTTCATAAGTGGGCTTTGAAACGGGCTTCCAGCCATCAGCGCATATCCAAGGTTTGGACCGCCAATTGCGGTGCCCACCGTGTAGCCAATGCCACCTTTGATGAGCGGGGAGACAATTTGCGTTGCCCTGCTGATCAGACCCGTCTTAGCCCCTTCGGGCGCTGCAAACGGGTTGAGCGTGAATGGATCGCGCTGCGGGATGTTTGCTGGAGACGCGTCAGGGCGCGCAGTAGTGTTGAGCCTCAGGAAGCGCTCCTGTTCAGGCGTCAGGAGATTGACGCCTTGACCGGCATAGGCTGAGTGAAGCTGACCAAGGTCATCGACAGTCGCGCCGGGACGCCCGTAGCCCTCGACCCGGATAATATCACCCAAAGCCTGCTGGCCGGTGGGTGAAAGGGTCTTAGAAAGGGCTGTGTACGTCTCAGCGGGGTTGGTGGCGGTAGCGCCGCTCCCAATGGTTCCCGGCGGGGCAACATTCTTGCCAGAGCCGACAAGATTGCCTTCAAACGTGCTGGTGACAACGCCACGGCTGCCCGGAGAGTCGGCAAACGTGTATCTGCCTGTCGCCGGGTCACGGACAGAACGAGACATAACCTGCTCAGCAGCGGTTTTGACAACTGGGTTCTGAGACTCAATCCCATTTTGACGCCAGTCGCGATACTGCGCCCGTGCCTGCTGAAGGGCTGGCATGGCCTTGTTGATGTCACCGGTAAAGTCATGCCCCATCTTGATGGCGGTGTCATCCAATGCATCGATGCGCGCTGTGATGGCATTGTAATTATTGAAGTCACCTTTTTCATAAGCATTTTGCGCTGCATCACCTAGGCGTCGGCGCTCAATCTCAAGATTTTGAAGGTTGAGGCGATTGACGGGCGCGGGAGCGGGCGCGGCAATTGCCGCCTTAACAGCCGGATCAGCATGAAGATTGATAATATTTTGCATGGTTGGATTTGCGGCTTGCCCATCTGGCTGAAACCACTTCTCACTTACACGATCATATGTGTACTTATTGCCCGCTACAAACTGCTCAATTTGCTGAACATCTGCGCCGTGGCGAGATATGCCCATTCGCGAATTCTGAATTGCTGCGTTTGCGCTGGAAAATGATTTTGGGTCAGATGCAAGGTTCCTTGGGTCGATGCCCCTTTGCTGGAGAAACGCCTCAGTCTGGCGATCCAGTTCAGATAGAAATGCATTAGGATCCCTGAAAATTCCGTCGTTCTTGGCGGCTTCTTCATACGACCGGCCAAAGGCATTGCGGCGGGAGACCTGCGTGTCGATGAAGTCGTCGGCAACGTCGCGGTGCGTTCCGGGGGCTCGACCAGAGGCTGGGGTGAAGCGACCAGACAGGGCGTCTGACATCTGCGCCTCTGTGGTGGCGCGGGCGGGGCCCTCTTGGTTCCTAAACAAGAAGCCGGGTGCCTCGCCTGTGGCCGTGCTGCGCGTGACGGATGCTGCGCCTGCGGCCCGCAACTTCGCCTCCTGCATAACAGCCGGGGTGACGCCACGCTTATTGTTTATGGTGTTTTCGACAGCCATTCCGATGTGCGGGGCCGCATAGTCCGCAGGGTCCATGCCGTTGTCCGCAAAATCCCTTTTCGCCCTGTCGGTAAATGGGTCTGCAAACTTGCCATTGGTCTGCTGATTGAACATGTCAAAGACACGCTGCTGCACCTCAGGGGAGGAAATAACGTCATCAGCAACGCCACTGGCGCGCAGCCGATCTTCAACCTGAGTTTTGAATGGCGTCCATTCCCGCATAAAGTCAGGGCGATATATTGAATAGCGGCCAGTCACAGCATTTTTGGCGATAGTAACAGCATCGCGCACAGGTCCGCTGGTAGCGGCCTTTGCAGCCAGTGGTACAACTGGGTTTGCCACCCATTTTCCGCCCTTAAGGATCATGCCAGCCGTGTTGAACACTGGCGCAGCAGCCCCTGCAATTTTTGCAGTCCTGCTTCCGGCTTGAGCAGTCCTCGCTATCGCCCCCAGCTTGCTACCCGCCTTCAGAGCAGCGCCCTCGCCCATAGTCGCAACCGCCGCAACAGCGCCAGCCGGGTCTTGGGTAAATGAGCGGAGCATGCGGCTTGTGTCAAACTTCCAGCCACCCTTTGCATCCCTGTACGAAAACATGTTCGCCAAGCCGTTTGCGGCGCGACGGTCCTTCTCCATGATTTGGCGAATTTGAGCATCAGTCGGACGTTGGCGCTTCATTCCAGAAGGCCCTTTGGACAAAAGCGTTACCCATGAGGCATCACCTTGATTAAGGAACCTGTCGTAATATTGCTGTGGGGACAGGCCGTCTCCCGCTATGGCGCGGTTAACGGAACTGACAAACCCCGGAAGGGCTGGAATATCAGCAATCCCGCGCACCATCCCGCGAAGCGCTTCAGCACCCTTAAGGGCGCTCCAGTTATCAACCAGATTGCGGCCAGCTTCCGTCCAAGACGTTGTCGGTGATTTGGTCATCACGCGACCCGTCTGGGGGTTGGGCCCGGTGTTCCTTATGGCTTTCCCGGTGCTTGGGTCGATGTAATTAACGGCGGGGGTGTCCTCGCCATAAAGAGCCCAATCAAAAGCTTTGCCGGGGGCGGTTTCTTTGAACCAGTCATACCAAGAGCGCTCATCAGCCATCTTACTTCTTTCCCTCGCCTGTGACGCGGCCATCAGGCCCTAAAATCTCATACGGCGCACCCTTTTTGATCCTGCTGTCATTCATGATGTCTTCAAGCCTCATTGCCCGCCAGACATTGTCACGGCCTAGTGAGGCAGGCTTACCAGTCGCCTGTGGCGGGGCCGGTTCCGGCGCACGGGTGACGGGTGTGGCGATCCCGGTGGTTGGCGTGGGCATTGCGGTCGGGGTAGCCCGCTTATTGATTTCTGCCATCTCGCGCCTAATGTCCGTTGCCCTTGGCAGGATAACATTATTAACAAGCCACTCCGCAGCCTTGCCCGGATTGGCAGGGTCAAACACCGCCCCGCCGAAGGTACTAGCCAGAATTTTCTGACGGGACACGTCATCAGCAGCACTGCCAAGAAGCTTCGACTGCTCTTCAGACAAATTGCCAAAACGTGAAATGAAGTCGGCAATTGTGGCCCAACCACCTTGGCCCGGACCACCCTTAAAGCCGACTTTCTTCATTGCATCGATCTGCTGCAAGAGCGGACGCATGGCGCTAAATTCCTCTTGAAGCTTGGCAGCCCTTTCAACGGTTCTCAGGAAGGTTTCCTGCTGAGCAGCGCCCAAGGTAGCCAACTGCGTTCCAGTCAAATCCCCCAGACGCTTGTTCAACTCAGCAGTCGCGCTGGTTTCTGCGCTTTCTGCGGCTGTTATCCTGTCGCGAACAGCTTGAAGAGCGGTTGGGCTGGTCAACAATTGAGCATCCCCAAGCTTCAGGCGCTCTTCTTTGGAGACCTCTCTAGCGTCGGCTATCCGCTGTCGCGCATTCTGCGCGATGCTGTCATTGAAGGCTGCGGCAAAAACGCCAGTCGTGGTAGACATGTCAGGCTTGTCAGTGATTTCGACGGGCTTCGCTGGCTCAGGGGCCTTTGGAGCCTGATAAGGCTTTGCGGTCTCCGGAATTGAGGGGAGCAAGACCCCGCTTTTGTTGGTAATCGCGTCATTGAGCATCTGGTCGTATTCGGCTTGGTTGATCTCCCTGCCGCGATAATAATATTTACCGCCACCCAGAGGTACAGCTTCCTTTTCAAAATACGCCCGCACAGAGTCCGCGTAACGGGCCGTGCCGATCTGCCTCTGCACAAGCTGCTTGTTGCGCTCATTGGCCAGACCGGCGTAGCTTTGCGCGCCAGCGCCAAGACCTGTCGCAAGGGCAACGCCAAGGCTGCGCGTTGGCGCGGTGCCCATGGCGGCAATGCCCGTCAAAAGAGGAATGATCGACCCTGCGGATCCACGCTTAATACCCTTGAAGAAGGGCTCCGTCATATAGTCATAGCTGTAGTTGGGAATTTTTCCGCCTTCATAGCTAAGTGGGTCCTGCTTCCCGCGACCATAGATGTTTTCACGCGGCGTGCGCTGCGGCCTGCCACGGGGATCAGGCTTGGCATTTACCACGATGTCTTCAACGGGAGGGGCAACGCCAGTGGCAGGCGTTGTATCTGTCGGCGTGGTCGTTGCCGCCTCACCTGCCGCCAACCCCGCCTGAGGAGCGGTCTCAGTTTTACGCATTGGAGGTGCGGGAATAACCTCCTCTGTTGGGGTGTTCGCAGTAAGCTCTTCTGCCAACTCTTGATCTGTTTTCGGACTGCCACCAACCTGATACCCGTCACGGCCAGCAAGGCCACCGGCAGAGCGGCGGTTGCGATTTAGGTAATTGGCCTGCTTGGCCATGTAGCCACGCGCCCAGTTAATGGTGCCGCCAACTGTTGGGTTCTTTTGCAATGGCGGGTTAGCCGCAATTGCTTCCCGACTAACGTAGCGTCCGATTGGCTCATTGGGATTGGCGCGAAGTACGCGGACAGCAGTATCTGGGCCCAAGAAGTGGGCAAGATACACGTTGCCAGCGTCAGGCTCAAAACCTCCGCGCTCAACAATCTTGGCGTTGCTGGCAATCAGCCTTGGGCCCATCGCCTCGCTGATGGCATAGCCCTCTGGGCTGTGCTTTAGGGCGATGATCTGGCTATCAGACATGCCCTTTGCGCGGTCAGGATAGTTTTTCCGGAACTCACCGGCAAAGGTGCTGTCGATCATCTGATACGGACCCCTAGCCGAAGACAGTGGGTTTTTGCCCGTGCCCTCACCAGCATGGATCAGGCGGGCGATCTGCATGATGTCCTTGGGCAGAGCGCCCATTGATGGCGCAAGGCCTGTTGGGCTGCGAGGGCGCGGCTTAAAAGCGGGCGTGGTTTTGTAGGCGTCAAGGATTTTGTCCTTGTTGCTTTCCAGAGCGCCAAGGCCAGCGGCCTGTGCGGGGGTTTCTTTTTTGCCCATGGCATTCCGCATGAAGAACTCAGCGTCCTCATCGCCGCCAGACAGGATGTCCTCAGGGTCAAGGTTGAAATCAGGCTCTTGGCTATCCCGCTCAGCGCCAGCAAGGCCAACATCCATTGGCTCACCACCCATGGCGAAGTGACCGCGCTTGGCAGCGGCGGAAGTTGCCTTGGCATAGTCAACAGCCTTCATGCCGTGGACATTGCCAACAGCATGCGGCTTGTGGCCTTCAACCTCTTGAGCGATCAGGCCAATCTGGGTGCGCGGGTCGCCCTTGTAGTTGAAGCTATGGACAATCTGGCCGTCAAAAAGCTTCCCGATTGGCCTGATGTTTTCCTTCATATGCTTGTCGGAGAATATTGACGCCACAGTGCCTGCAATTTTGGCAACCTTGCCAAGCTTGTCGAGGCCGCTTTCCTGCTTCTCAAGGGAGGCAGGCGTCATGGGCTGGTACGTCTTGGCGGTAGCGTCCTCCTGTGGGATGTCGAGGCCTTGACCGTTGTAAGGTGTGCCGCCGCCCAAGGCCCTGTGGAACAGTCCGCCCTTGTAATCATCGTCATAGTCGGGGTCTTGGTAGAGTGACTCTTGGAATGAGCCCTTCGTTTTTTCAGGCGGCGGTGGGGGTGTGTCCTTCCCCTTAGGCTTGCCACCCCAAGCGCCAACGCCCTCGCCAAACTGGTTGATGCTGTTGCCAAGATCGACCATGGACTTGGCTTGCTCAGCACCAGTGGCCTGCTTGGGCAATTCAGCGGGCGTCATCAACTGACGTGCGACAACCTCAGACTGCGGAACGAGTCCGCCGCCAGCGTTTGGCCCACCGGCATACATTCCGCTCTTTGAAAGGGGCTCATACATAGCCTGCTGTGCTGAGAGGATTTGCTGCATCACGGCGGGATCGAACCCGGCAACGCCGCCACCCGCAAACCCCTGACCTGCATGCTCAGGCATGACGCCACCGCCCATACTGGCATAACCACCGTGAGCCATGTGGCCACGGTCGGCAGCATCTTCAGTCGCCTTGTCGTAATCGACCGTCTTATAGCCGCCAGCGAGGCCGACAGCGTCCGGATGATGCTTCTGGACCTCTTGAGCGATAAGGCCGATCTGGGTGCGCGGGTCGCCCCTGTAATTGTAGCTGTGGATGGTCTGGCCATCGAAGGTCTTACCAATAGCCTTGATGTTCTCTTTCAGGCGCTCGTCTGAGAAGAAACCACCCGGCTGCGCGGTCGTCGTCGTGGAGCCAGACGCGGTACCGGTGCCAAGGGCGATGTCAGATGCCAGTTTAAGCTGCTGGTACGGCAGCGACTGGGCCTGAAGGAACTCATTGTACTTGGCGATGTTTTCAGCCTGCTGCGTGGCTTGCTCAACCCCGCCAGCCGTCAACTGAGCGCCAGCTCCTGCAAGCGCTGCCCCCTGAGCGGTCGTGCCAAGATCCTGAACCTTCTGACCTGTGCCGGTAAACTGCTCGTATCCCTGTTGGCCAAGGCCAGCAACGCGATCAGCCGTTTGCTGAATGGCAGCGCGGTTTGCCTGTGCTGCGCCAAGGCCAACGGCCTGTTGACCAACAGCCGTGTTTAGGGCGTTGTTGTAGCCTTCATTCAGGATGTCGGAGAAGATCTTAGCATTTGCCAAGTTTTGTTGCTGGTTGAGGTTGGCCGCAGCAATCCCGCCGCGATCCCCGCCAAACGCCCCAGAGCGGATGGCGTTGCCCATCTGGCCAGACTGCTGTAGCTGGTTCTGCTGATTGAGCAGGCCAGCCGTTCCCTGAAGCACGTTCTGGAGATAGGGCGACATGTACTTATTGATAGCAGCGCCATTGATTTCGGTCGGATCAACGCCCTGCCCGCCAGCGCGGGCGTATTGAGTAGCCTCGCCAAGATATTCCTGACCCTGAGCAAGCCCAGCGCCATATGCATCACCGGCAGCGCCGTAATAGGGCTGAGCCATGTTGGCGGCAGCGTTGGTGTTTTCGATGCCTGAGCGCTGCGTTGCCGTCAGCGGGGCAACAAACTGGCCGCCATAATACTGGTACGGCTTGTTGGTGACCGTATCGGCGCGGGAGTTAACCGCATTGTACCTCGCCAACACCTCTGGTGGGATGGTGATCGCCTGTGTTGACTTAGAGGTTTTGCCGCCCATTTAATGCTCCGTTCTGGAGTGATCCCCAGTTTTCGCGCCGTATAGGAAAAAAGCACCGCTTGGCTTCCCAAACTGGCGCTCATACATCCGCACCTTAGCTTCCGTCCTGTTATTGGACAATACACCAATTATCAGGGGAATTCCAAGGGTATCAGACACTTTCTTGCTGAATTCGCACAAACGCCTTGCCCGACCGCCCTTTGCACTACGGTAATCAGGGTGAATAAAGATGGCCTTTTCCTCAACGACGGGCGCGTCTGAGTACCACATTGCGCCGATCCTAAGGACCACAATGCCCTCAATTGCGCCATCCTTGGGGCCGATCAGGCCAACAATCCCGTGATCTTGGCACAGGGCTGGGTAAATCTCTTCAACAAGCTTGCGCGGGTTAGCTTCAAGGAAGCCGTTTTCCTCAGTCGCCTGCATGGCGATAACCATAATTTCATCAATGTCCTCAGGAACTCCAACGCGGATGTACAAATCATCTGGGTTCGTTTTATCGGTCATAATTAATCTTTCTTTGGGCCCGGTAGATTTTTCAATGTCTTAACGGTTTCAGCGCGCATGCGCTTAACAAATTCATCCAATACGCGGTGGCCAGTGTCGAGATCGCCACCACCTGCTTCAATAACCTGCTCAGGCGTTACAACATATTCCCCGCCTGCCGCAACAATCGGGACGGTCGCAGTGCCACCCTCAGCCTTACCGGGCAGTGGTTCGCCGTAAGGACCGCCTTCGACGCCGTAAGGCTCCTCTTGGCCGGTGTAAGGGGTGCCACCAAAGATGGTACGCATGTGCTTGAAGCCAGCCATGGTGTTGCCCTCGCCCATCGCGCTGATGATGTCAGCAGGGATGACGTATGACCCGGACGCCACATGCATTGGCAGGTGATCTGTGCGGCCCGCAACGGCGCTGTGGATGGGGCCGCTATGCAGTTTGGTCGAGACCTGACCGCCTGTGGCGCGGGTTTTACGCGCAGCCGAAAGGGCTGCTGCGATGCTTTGATCGCGAGGGTGGCCAGCCTTGATCATCTCAGAGATGTTGCCGCTGATGACCTTCTGCGATTTACCGTGCTTCAATGGCATAAAAACCTCATGTATAGCTGACTGTGACAGCCTGACCTGTGCCCGGAGCCACGACAACGCCGTAAACCACTGGAAGATTGACGAATACAACGCCGACCGTGTTGGGGATAGTGTAAATCGGGCGACTGGTTATGCCCGTCGAGGCAGAGTCGTATATGGTTCCAGTGGTCGTTCCTGCGACCGTGACACTGACCACTGCAAGCCTGCCGGGGGTTCTATTGACAACCGTGGTGGCGGCAATGTTTTGGAAAACCTTAGCCCCCTGCACGGCCACATAGGCCTGAGACACGCCATTAATGGCTGAGGCGATATTCTTTGCGGTAGTGAGGAGGTCGCTTAATGATGCCATGTCTTAAAACTTCCCGTCTGGCTGGAGGCGGTAGCGAATGTTACCAATGCGCCAAAACGAATTAACGTCACTGCTACCAAGTCCAATTGAGACCAGCCGACCCCGGAACCGTGGCGTGATAAATGTCGTCGCCTGCGTCAGTGCATATGGGCCGAATGCGGTCGGCGTCTGTCCGGCATAGTCGGCAACGTAAAATGTGAGGTTGACCGTGGCGTTTTGAGCCCCGCCATAATAACCCCACTTCATGTCTGGCCAAACCTGATCGACAAAGGTCTTCACGTCAGCTTCTGACATGGCGAAATAGCCTGTCCGGAAGTTAGAGAGCATAGCCTGTCCGTCAGCGTTGGTGGACGTCTCATGCTGATAAAGGTATCGACTGCTTGGGTCTGCGCCAATGGGAGGGCCAAGAACAGATTGATCGACCCAAGCTGTTCTGCCAAGAGTTCCAAAGTCCCAAACCTTTAGGAAGACGTTGTATTTGGCGTATGCATTGACCTCGCCGCCATTGCTCATGGTCGGATAAAACCAAGAGATTTCGCCAAAGCGGGAATTGACCGCAACGCGAATTTTTTGAAGGTTGTTTTGGTCGAGGTCTTGGAAGATCACATCCCAAATTGGACATGCGACTGGCTGGACGCCATCTCCGGTCAGGGAGAAGAACTGCGACGGACCCATCCAGTAAACAGACCCGTTAATTGATGCCGCAGCCTTTTTGGCAATCAGGCCGCAGCCAGAGCCAATCTCGTTGAACGAGTAGACGTATGGCTGACCGATATACTGCATCGACCAGACGCCAATATCCGTCCAGAGCAGGGCCTGCTGCGCCGCCTGAAGGCCTCCAACGATCTTGGACCCTTTGGGGATGCGGTATGACCCGGCCTGATTAACAACAGTGCCAATCCAGTCGGTGTAATTGTTTACGTCGCACCAGCGAATAAGGAGTGGGTCCTGAATGCCGGTAAAGGTTGATCCCAAGGCGATAATTTGGCGCTGAGGCATGGCCGTAAAGAAGCTGTCATTTACAGGTGGTGCCTGCGGGATGACGGTCGCTGTTGGCGCTGACCCGGTGGGGTCCCATTCATAAATGGGCTGGAACTGTGGCCTTTGTTCGTAAGTGGGGCATGCCAGAAGAATTTCACCCCAGTTGTCGAGCGACCAGTCATCAGCATTGATTGCAGTGCCCGTGCTGGGGCTCACAGCGGTGCCGGTGCCGTACCCACCTAAACCATATGCGCCGACGCCATAGCCTGTTCCGGAGGAAATAGCCCCGACCCCAAAGTTGTAAATGAAGTGGGCTTGGTTGCCATTCAAATAACCCGTTGTGGTGGTGGTCGGAAGGGTCAGGGCGTTGATGGTGAACTGGCTGCTGCTAATGACCGTATCGACAATGAAGTCGCCATAAAACGTCGTGCCGCCGACCGTCGTGGACATGAGGACGGGGAATGTGGATCCCACATCGTAGCCATGATCGGCCAATGTGACCGTGACAATGGCGCTGTCGGCCACAACGGAGAAGAGTGGCAGAGTTGTGGCGGTAGATGTTGCCGTTGCCTCAAGGGGGAGCCCAAGGGCGTCCAATGCCTGCACAGAATAAGTCGTCGCCCCAAGATACCCATCAGGATCGCACTGATACAGGCCGAAAAGGACAACGCCGCCAACAGAAATTTGCGTCGCGATATAGACGGAATTGTACTGGGTTATGCCGGTTGTGGTTGCATCTGTAATAATGACATAGCTGCTACCGCTTGTGGCCGACGCCGCCGCCGCAACATTGTCTGAAGACTCGCGGGGCGTGATGTTGGTGAGGACGCCATTTGTGATGACGCCAAGCTGTGCGGAGTTGGACACGCCAATCTCTTTGGTGCCATAGGCAAGGTGCTTATCGGCCTGCGTGTCCTGCCAAGCCCACAGAGCGCGGGTGATGGCTGGTGTCTGGCTGGGGTAATACTTGGTCCAGCCGCCAAGCTTTTGAACCAAAGCGCCCTGCTGCTGGTCATAAATGAAGCGGATAAGGTTGCTGGTTGAGAACCCCGCCTCATTCAGGGCCGGTGTTTCGTTCTGATCGACGCCGGGGCGTAGCTTCAAACTGGCGTGGGGCATGAAGCGCTACCTTGTTGGAGTTGCCGCGACCGGTGGCGACATGGATGACCACGCAGATGCGCTGAACTTCTTGCGACCCTCTTCAACGCCAGCGCCCCTAAGTAGGTTCTGATACTGCAATTCGTAGGTCGGCCCCATAGAAGGATCGTTTGACGCCTGACCAAAGTTGCGCTGGAACTGTGAGATGTAAATTAGCGATGCTTGGATCAGCAGGTCTGGGAAGTAGGTGCTGATAAAGGTCGTGCCGGTGCTGGCGAGGGCCGTTGTTGCGTTCTGGTAGAGGGTTGGCAAGCGAACTGTGCCAATGACATCAACAGTGTAGGCGGCATCAGGATAAGGGCCGACAAGGATATTGTTGTAAGTTGTACCGCCTGTGCTGAGGTCGCCGCCGTACATGGCAAAAAGCGTTGGACGCGCCCTGCTGCCAACGGCGGATGATCCGTACACATTTTGCAGATATTCTTTTGTGGTCGGCAGAAGTGGATATGTGACACCGCCTATGCTTAGCGCAATCGTCTGCACTGTGACAAAGTCGTAAGCCCCAAGCTGCAATTGGTTGTTGCCAATGGTCAGCGTGTAAGGGCGGGACGTCTGCGACGGCAGAAGGTCCAAGTCGCGCTGAATGCGGAGCTCAGCATAGTTGAGCATCTGAGGAATGGTGACATTAAAGGCGTCATCAACCCCCACGACAACACCCGCAGTCGTTTGCACGTTGACCACGGCCATGTTCGCGACTTGCGTCACATAGCCGTTATAAGTGAGCGGTGTTGTCTGGGGCGTTGCTGGCATGGCGTCCTGCCGTGATGAGAATGACTGACGTGTTCTACCAAATGTCGAGCAAATGTTCTAGTGCTGATGCTCAGTCCGGTTTTTCGGTCATGGATTTAAGGTTTGCAAGCAGCCTTTCGTCATCAGGCGCATGCTCAATGGCCAGCTTACATTGCTCAATGGCGACATCCGTTAGGCCAAGGTTCCAAGCCGCAATGCTTGCATAATCGTGTGCCGAAGCGCCCCAAACGGACGGGTCCTCAGTGTAGATGAAAGCGCGGTGGTTAATGGACAGTGCGGTCGTGGCCGCGCCGTAGCACTCAGCCCACAAGCCTTTCTCATATGCCAATTTGGATATTTCAACCCAAGGTTCGCGGGTGTCGGGGGCCTCAATCATAGCCATGCGGGCGGCTTTCATGGCACTGTCCCAGTCCCCAAGGGCGAGATGGCTTTTTGATATGACCCTGTAGGCATAGCATCGCTCACCGGCCCAATTTGCACCGGGGAGGGACAGGTACCGATTGCACTCTTTGATGGCATCTTGCCAAAGGCCGTGAAATGAAAGCTCACGGGCGTAGTAAAATGCGTGATGGGGGTTGTGCTGGTCTTCCTTGACCGCCATCGCGAGAAGCGGGAGATATTGACCGCGACTTTTGGTTGGGTCTGGCTTGTGAACAACCAGAAGCTTATCGGTATTGGCGCATTTTTCATCAATCATGTACGGAAACAGGTATTCGTGGCACGGGTATCTCCAACGATAACCGTGACGCGCATGGATTTTGTCGTAGAAGAAGGCGAGGCCATCTCCCCAGTCATACTTGTACCTAAACCTGTTTGTGCTATCCACCCACAGGCGCTCAATCTCCTCACGCCATCCGGGCTGAAGCACCTCGTCCAGATCAAGGCTGACGCAAACGTCAAAGTCCTTGGGGATCAAGGCCAATGCTGCGTTGCGGGCATCGTCAAAGCGCCAAGGCGTGATGCAGATTTCATGCACTTGGACGTTTTTGCGCTTTCTGGCCTTGCCTACGGTCTTGTCCGTTGAGCCGGTGTCAGCAATCAGGATCAGGTCTGCATCTTGGGCTGACTCGCAGAAGCGATCAACAAACATCTCCTCGTTCTTGGAGATGGCATACACGCATATTTTCAAGGTCATAATTTATCCAATAAATAGGGTTAAAACATCAGGAAGAATGCGCCTGTGTTGGCGACCGATGGCGGCGCGGTGAAAATCCAACCAGAATTGTTTCCACTATCCGTGCTTGTCGTACCTGCGTACCATGTACTTGATGGATTTGCTTGTGAGTAAGAAATGTTCAGATAATTGCAAGAAACTCGTCCAGAACCAGTAAAATTAAGAACATGCTGTGACGCTGTGACGCTGGTTAGCGTTATTAGAGTTCCAGAAATTCCATTTAAATTAAAATCTTTAAATGAATTGGATGTTCCAGCAGTAAACCTAATATCAAAAGCACCTGTTGGGGTGTCATTTGTAAAGTCATCAAATGTATTATTGGCTCCAGTTATGATCAAATTACCCCTTGATCCCTTTCTTATTGAACAATTATAGGTAATAAAATTACCAAAATTAGCTGTTTTAGCTGAAATTGTTGATCCGCTAAAGTATATAATTCCGCCTCCCACCAACCCTTGATTAGTAGTGTAGCCGGTTGGTTGTGCATTATTAAATATCGTGCCGGTTCCGTTAAGCAGTAGGGTTCCACCATTAAATGTTAGAGCCTTTGTTCCCGCTGCCGTAACATATGTCCCAGCGCATGTTAGCGTTTTTCCGTTTAAATCTAAAGTTCCATTTGTTTGAGTAATATCCCTTGTACTGCCAACCATTGTAAAGTTATCAGCTAAAGACCAGCTTCCGCCAACTCCGTTAAATGTTATTGGGCAACCAAGGGTGCCGGAGTTGCTTGTGATAGTGCGAGTGGTGAGTGACGTACTTGCAAAGGTCCAAGCATTCGTGCCGGATGTAAACGCTGTTGATCCATTAATTGTTAAATTGCCATAAATTGTTTGGGCTGTGTTTGTGACGCTTCCACTGCCATTAAAAGTTAAATTCTTTTTTGATCCGGCACTCAAGGTAATTGCGGCAGAACCATTGAATGTAAAGCTTATTGAATTTGCCTCAGTTGCAGTTCCGCTGCTTACGGTAGCAGCACCAGCCCCGTTATTAATATTTACAAGAGAGGTTCCTGATATTGTCAGCGTTGAGGTGTTGGTGGCAGTGTCCCAAACCGTTCCTGTGCCGGTTGTTGTTATGCTTCCCGTTGAACCAAAGATGATTGACCTAGTACCAGCGCCAATTGAATTAAAAGAAGCGCAAGTAAGTGTGTTTCCGTTTAAATTAAGGGTTCCACTATTTAAGGCGCATGATCCTGTCACCGTTACCGTAGTCGGAGTTAAAAGGTTTATTGTACCGCCACTTAGACGTAGGGAGCCTGCTGATATTGAGTACCCATTTGTATCTAATGCTAGACTACCATTTTGAGTAGCTAATTCACCTAATAATGTTAATGGTCCCGATAATTCCGTTGTACCACTGTTATTAAAGCGCGCTCCGGCAAATCGAGTTCCGCTGGTTTGTATTGTCCTTGAGGCACTTCCAAAGAAATCTATTGTAAGATCACTATTTGGAGAGTTAATTATTTCTAACGATCCATGTACTTGGCACAAATCACTGCCTTGGCGAAGCGTGACTGTTCCCGCAGATATTGTTAGATTAAGGCAGTTTGCGGCACCATCACCACTGCCGCAAAATACTGAATATGGTGCGGCTTGATCGAAAACGACGTCGTCGATACTACTTGGTACGCCGGGGACTCCTGTGCCATTCGGCGCAGTTGACCAATGCGTTGAGTCTAAACCATCCCAAGTCCCAGTTCCGCCGTACCAATAATATGTAGTCACTGATTATAACTCCTATGCGGTCGCCACGCAACGCCATTTGGATGTGGCCACATTCCATACAAAGCCAACGTCAAGGCGATTGGTACTCACGGTAGTGGTTGGCAATGCGATTGTCGATGCTTCAAATGAAGCGCCCCAAGAAGTTATCGCAATCGCGCCAGTTAGGCCTGTAATGGAAATCCAAAGCTTCTGGCCGTTGGTCGGTGTGCCGGAAAGGTTTGTGGTGAATGACGTTATTGTCACAGCTTGGTTGGTGATGACCATCATGTCGTAATTATCAGTGTTCAGCGTCGGCGTGGCGCTATTTGCAGTTGAGGCGAGAACGCGAGGGGTTACGCGCTTGTTCGTCAGCGGCTGCGTGGCGGTTGTGCCGACAAGATCACCTGCTGGCGCTGTGAGCGATGTGCCCCAAGAAGAGCCGTTCGATACAGCGATACCAGCAGCCGGGTAAACCATGCTCCCTGATCCCGTTGGCCCCGTAGGACCTGTTGCCCCTGTAGCACCAGAGCCCGTAGCCCCCGTAGCCCCCGTAGCCCCTGTGGGCCCTGTGGGCCCTATTGGACCGCCTGAGGGGCCCGTAGGCCCTGTGGGTCCGGTAGCGCCTGCGCCACCGGCAACCCAAGACATAACGCCACCAGTGGTTGAGCTAAGAACATAGCCAGACACCGTAGGACCCCTGACGGGTAGTGTATAAGTGGTTGAGGCCGTTGCTGAGGCGCTTCCCTGCAAGGTCGTTGTGAACGACCCTGAAACAAACTGCACTGAGCCATTGGTAATGATGCTACCGGCTCCGGGGTCCGATGGGGCCCCCAAGGACAAACCACCTGATGGGTAAAGGCGCATATTAATAGCAAAGGTCGAACCATTTACCCAAGCAAATGACCCCCATGCTGAGAAGTTTAACGAATTTGCACCGCCATAAACCGAATAGCTACTATTGCCAGCGATGATGGAAGAGCCAGTGAAGGAAGCCCCATCTCCAAAGGCAATTCCAGTGCCTTGGTTTACGTCTGAGTTTGTAAGATTTACCGTTGTAACCCCACCGCCATTGTCGGTAATTTGCAATTTGTAGAGGGCTGTAGACTGGCCAATTGCCACCTTGCCATCGCTCAAAATACGCATGCGCTCAACTTGCGAGGCGGTTTTGAATACAACGTAATCAGAGGTGCCAGCGCCCGACGTGCTTTGAAGTGTAAGCGGTGACGAGGCTGCTGTGCCGCCGATAACCAGCGGGCTTGTAATGCCTGTGACAAAAGTTGGCGACGTTGCCAAGGCCACAACAGTACCGGTTCCGGTCGTGGAGTAGCTTGTGCCCCAACTGGAGCCATTGCTGTTGGCAATGCCGGTGCCGGGGTATATTGTCGGTCCCGTGGCCCCTGTAGCTCCTGTTGGGCCTGTGGCCCCAGCGGCACCTGAAGCGCCCGTGGGTCCCGTGGCCCCTGTAGCTCCTGTTGGGCCTGTGGCCCCAGCGGCACCTGAAGCGCCCGTGGGTCCGGTGGGTCCAGTGGCACCTCCGCTACCGGCGACCCAAGACAGAACGCCGCCAGTGGTTGAACTAAGAACATAGCCAGACGCCGTAGGACCCCTAACGGGTAGTGTATAGGTGGCTGAGGCCGTTGCTGAAGAGCTTCCTTTCAGGATTGTCGTGAACGACCCTGAAACAAAATCCACTGAGTCGCCAACGATAATGCTACTGGCTCCGGGGTCTGACCCACCCCCTAAGGACAAGCCGCCTGATGGGTAAAGGCGCATTTGCTCAGCAAAGGTTGAATAATTAGACCAGACATATGGCCCAAGCGATGCAAAATTTAACGAATTGGCACCGCCAAAGGCCGCATAGCTACCATTGCCAGCCCATATAGCACCTTTAGTGGCAGACCCGTCCCCAAGGGCAAAGCCAGTGCCTTGGTTTACGTCTGAGTTTGAAAGATTTACAGTTGTAACCCCGCCGCCATTGTCGGTAATTTGCAGCTTGAAAAGAGCTGTGGACTGGCCAATTGCCACGTTCCCACCGCTCACGATACGCATGCGCTCAGAATTTGACCCGGTGTTAAACGCAATATAATCAGATGTGCCAGCGCCTGAAGTACTCCTGAGCGTGAGCGGTGACGAAGCCGCTGTGCCGCCGATAACCAGCGGGCTTGTAATGCTTGTGACAAAAGTAGGCGATGTTGCCAAGGCTACGACAGTTCCAGTTCCTGTCGTGGAGTAGCTTGTGCCCCAACTGGAGCCATTGCTATTAGCAATGCCGGTAGCAGGGTATACCATGCCACCTCCCCCCGCTGGCCCCGTAGGTCCCGTAGGCCCCGTAGGCCCTGCTGGACCGCCTGAGGGGCCAGTAGCTCCTGTAGGACCAGTAGCGCCAGCAGCGCCCGAAGCTCCTGTGGGTCCAGTAGCGCCAGCAGCGCCTGAGGCCCCTGTAGGTCC